CCTACACTGCGTCCGTACTATGACGACGGGGCCGTGCAGATTTTCCACGGAGACTGCCGCGAGGTGATTCCTCAACTCGCTCCGCAGACGGTCGACCTGCTGCTCACCGACCCGCCGTACGGTCAGCAGTTTCAGGGTCAGGCGCTCATCACCGCGAAGGCGAACATTCGCGCGGACGGTGCGCGCCAGGGCATGCGACTCGTGCGGCAGATGCTCTTCGTGATCGTCGAAGAGGGCCGCGTCATGAAGCCCGACGCACACGCATATATGTTCTGTCATTGGGAGTCGTGGCCCGACTTCTACGACGCCGCGAGCAGCTACATGAAGATTCAGAACGCGCTTGTGTGGTTCAAGAACCGCGGCGGCAGCGGAGACACCGAGTACGAGTACGCGCGCGATTACGAGGTGATCCTCTACGGCCTGACGGGGCGCGGCCGTCCGCTCGCAGGGCGACGCGACGGCGCGGTCATCGCCGGCATCCCGCCGGTGCTCGGTGATCGGCTCCACCCGACCGAGAAGCCGGAGAAGCTGTTCCGGTATCTGATCGAGAAATCGTGTCCCGCCGGCGGCGTGGTGCTCGACCCGTTCGGTGGGGCAATGCCCGCCGCGCGCGCGGCGAAGGCGAGCGGCCGTCGCGCGATCGTGATCGAGATCGAGGAGCGGTACTGCGAGATTGGCGCTGAGCTCATGCGCCAGACGCCGCTCTTCACGCCGGCGCCGATCGCACCGCCGGCGGTGCAGATGGAGGGCGGCCTGTTCGGCGGCATGCCGGAGATCGCGCCCGATCCCGAGGAGGAGGCGATCGTCGAATGAGCACCGCGTGGCACGAGTTCAAAGGCGGTGGGCTCTGGTGCGACGTGCGCGGGTGCGGGCAGCCACGCGGCGCCGCCGTTCATCAGAAGTCGGTGCCGGCGCCACCGTCGACGGAGACCGCGCGGCCACACCGCTACGTCGCCAACCCGCCGTGCTGCACGTTCCCCTTCGACGCAACGGTGCATCTCGAGACGCGGTACGACCACGCGCCAGGTGCGCACACGATCGATGAGGCGTACGAAGAGTTTCACCGGAACAATCCGCGCGTGTTCGACGAGCTCGTAAAGCTGGCGCGCGAGGCGCGCGAAGCCGGCGCAACGCATTACGGAATCGCCGCGCTGTTCGAAGTGCTCCGGTGGCACCGCCTGAAGAGCGGCGAGGTGATCCCCGATGACGACGGCTTCAAACTGAACAACAATCTCCGGGCGGTCTACGCCCGAAAGATCATGGAGCAACATCTGGAGCTCGCCGGATTTTTCCGGACCCGAGCTCGAGCAGGAGAGGAGACGACAGAGAGCAATGGATAACAGAAAGTTGATGGGCATCATCCGCGCCCTGGTCGGCGACGAAGAGTGTTACGAGACCGTCGCGCGCGGTCGCGACAGCATGGTGTCAGCACACTGCACGAACATCGTGACGCATGTCGGTACGAGCGGCGACGCGCGCTGCGCCGAGCACTTGGCGCATTTCACGGAACAGGGCGAGGAGTATGTGTCGATCGTCGACGAGTGCGCGACACGGGATGGCGCCACACGTCAACTCGTCTACCTCGCATGTCCCTACTCCCATCCGGACCGCGCTGTCCGCGCGGAGCGGTTCAACGCCGCAAACAAGGCCGCCGGCGTTCTCATGTCCCACGGCTTCTTCGCGTTCTCGCCCATCTCGCACACCCATCCGATCGCCGAGGAATGCGAGCTTCCGAAAGGGTGGGACTTCTGGCAAGCCTTCGACCGCGCATATCTCGCGAACACGCGAATGCTGGTCGTGCTCTGCATCGACGGATGGCGTGAGAGCACAGGGGTCACGGCGGAGATCGCGATCGCGAAGGAGCTCGGCATTCCGATCACCTACATGCTGAGCACGGACGGCCTGATGACCGACGAGGAGCCGTCCGCGATTCTGACCGCAGCCGGTTCGTCATAGTGTAGAATGCGCGCCATGGAAGAAACCGACACGAAGCCCACCCGATTCAACCGCATGCGCGTAGCGGCCCTTTGCATCGTGGGCACGCTGCTGATCGGCGCACTTTGCTATGGCGCCTACCGGTTCATTGGCGTGCCGATCGTTCATGCCGTCGCCTACGCATGGCGCGCGATCACGACACTTTTCGGGACGGCGGACCCCAATCTGCGGCTGATCGTCGTCGTCGTTCTGATTCTCGGCATCGTGTTCGCCGCATCCCGCCGATCGGGTGGCGCATCGACCGACGAACCGCAGCAAAGTCCCGAGGCCTTCATGCTTCACGTCGTGGGAGAAAACTTCCGGCCGACGAGCATCATTCAAGTGAACATGTCGCCGGTCGCAACGACATTCGTCGCGCCGACGCATCTGACCGCGTACATCAGGCGCGAGATGATCATCAGCAATCGCGATGGCGTACCGTCGATGATCATCAGCGTCAAGCGATAGCACCCATCGAACAAGTCGGCCCGACCGGCGATGACCGCCGGCGCGCCGCAAAAATGAAAGGAGACGAACCCCGAATGAACGACCCTAAGCAGATACCCCCTCCGGATACTCCACCCGACACGCAGCCAGGTAATGGCGCCATCCGCACGCCCGATACCCCGCCACCCGGCGACGCCGATCAGCAGTCCACCGGCGGCGAGAAGGCCGAGGGCGCCGAGCCCGGACCTGAGCCGCAGACGGAAGCCGATGTCGAACTGCAGACGCAGGTGATCGACCCGGCCGACATCAAAGAGCGCGAGACGCCGGACGCGATCTCCCACACCGTTCCGCTCGACGTGGCAACGCTCGACGACTTCGCCGATCACGTCGGCGACGACTTCGCGCCCGTCGTCCGCCGCTTCCTGAATCAGCATCCCGGCGTACGGCCCATGATCACGGTGGCCGTCCACGCGCAGGATGCGATCGGACACGCACACGACTTCGACGCCGAGAAGAAGCTGGCGCTGGAAGCGGTGAACGAGCTGACGCGTCTCACCACGCACGTTCGCAACCGTTTCCCGAATTCCGCCGGCGGCAACATCGTCGACACCGTGATTCACCTGCTCGCGCAGGGGCACCCGCAGTCGGCCGCCGATGCCGGCCTCGCAGCGGCCAACGCTGGCCGGTAGAATTCGCAACGCAAAGGAGGATCGATGCGTCTCTCTCGCAATCTCGCATTTCTGCTCATGGTGCTCGTGGCTCTGCCGCTCTTCGCGTGGACCACTGAGCCGGTCATCCCGAACGTCAGCTTCACCGCCGCCGGCGACGCCAACGTGACCGGCGTCGTCGTGACCGACTACTCGTACGCAACGGGCAGCGGCAACGTCATGCACATTTCCGTTTCGATGACGGGCAATCTCTCCGAAGCCGCGCCTGAGCTCTACGTGAACATTCCCGGCGCCATGCGGTCTAACAGATCGCACCGCAGCGGCGGCGTGAATCTCACGGTCGGCAACGCGCGACCCGATGCCGAATGGTCGACCGCCGGGACGCAGATCGTGATCAAGCGCCGCGATGGACAGCAGATCACGGCCGGTCCGGTTTCGGTCGACTTCGTCATCGCCATCGACGCAAGCCCACGCTCATCCACACCGCCTACCGATACCGATCTGTAGCCGCGCCACGCCACCCTTCCCCAACTGCCACGACAGGGCGCCTCGCAAGGGGCGCCCTGTTCGTTTTTCCACTTGATTTTTTCCGGCAACTTGCGAAGTCCCATGCGGTTTGTGCGACTCTCCTGAAAACGGCCCCGGTCAAATCGGTCCCGCGGCCAACAATCGAGGAGGTTCGCAATGCGTCGTTTCCCGACTCTCGGATTCGTTCTCGCCGTGCTGTGCATGGCCCTTTCGGTGGAGACCGCCCGCGCGGGCGATGTCTCGCCGGGCAAGCTGTTCTACGCGAAGAAGACCGCCGCCTACGGCAACACCACGCCGGGATCTCACTGGCGCTCGGAGATTGCCTTCGCAGCTCCTCTCGACGCCTCGGTGTCGTTCAGCCTCACGGGATGTGTCCGCGTCGGACCGAGCCCGTGCGAAGGGCTTCAGATCGCCAAGGGTGGAGCTCGAGTCTTCGGAGCCGATTTCGTCACGCAGAACTTCAACGGTCCCACCATCGGTGTGGTCGACGTTCCGGTTGGCCTGTGGTCCGCGAGCTCGTTCCTCGAGTTCAACGACGGCACGACCGACATCGCATTCACCGCGCCGCAGATGCGCTGGGTGCTCGACAACAAACTGGACGACTACCGCGCCGCGACTGCCGCGCGTACGGGCGAGAAATCGACGTGCGCGACGTTTTTCAACGACAGCACGCAGCCGACCGCCGTGCAGATCATCAGCTATGGCGCTGACGGCCAACGCGCAAAGACTGTGGACGGCAACACCCCGCCGATCGATGTCTACGTCATCCCGGCCAACTCCGCAGCGCAGGGGTGCCTCGCTGACTGGTACACGCCGGACGGGAAGGAGCTCATCGCGAAAGGAGCGACCTTCGATGCCGGCAGTGTGCGCCTTTCGTTCGGTTGCGCTGGCGTCGGCCCGTGCCCGGCGCCGCAGCGAACGTGGTTCCTCGTCACGAAGGGGCCGCTCTCGGGTAAAGGCGCGACCGTCGAAACGCTTCCCGTTCAGAACGTCGGACCGGTGGAAGCGACCACCGCGAGCGTCGTGGCCCAGGCCGCCGCCGGCGCCGACTACCGCGACGCGTTAGTTCGTGTGCACGGCGATCCGTCGCCGCAGATGGCGGCCGCCATCGCGGAACACAACGCCATCGTGCGACGGATGCGCAGCGGGGCGGAGTAGCCGGCTACGGGAGCGAATGTGGATGACCGCATCCGCCGCATTTACCGGACTCTCCGTGGTGACCGCGGGCGACTGCAGCACAACGTGCTCGCCGCCATGGTCGCCCGCGGGGCCCGCGGTGCGGCGGATGTAGCCGAGGCAACGGATGGCGACGAAGAAGAAGGAGCCGAAGAAGACAGCACCCCCGCGCCGCAAGGGCAGCGGTGAGGACCGCTACCCGCGCCAGGAGAAGGGACGCTTCGGCAAATCCACCCCCGACCATCCGAACCCCGGAAAACCGATCGGAGCGACGAACTGGTCGAACCGCAAGATCGCGGAAATCGCGCGTGATTACCTCGACCGCGGCGGCGATGACGCGATTCGGTTCCTGCTCACGCAGCGCAAGAACCCGGCTGTTCTTCTCGCGACCGTCGAGTTTTTGACCGAACGCGCGGACGGCAAGGCGCCGCAAGTCGTCAAGCACGGGCTCGATCCGGAATCGCCGGAGGGAATGATCCTGGCGATGTGCGGCCAGGCGCTTCCGGGACAAGCCGGCAACAGCAACGAAAGCAATGGCAGTGGCAGCGACGAAAAAACAAAAAGGCCGTGAGGGAGGGAGACATGCAGCATCGCCGCGCAACTGACACCGCCGAATTCCCCGGAATCGAGCACGAGCGAGACAGCGACACCGCACAGGTAGCACGACACATCCTCGGCATGCCGCTGAACGCGCTCATCGCGATCGGATCGCTGATCGTGGCGCTGTTCGGCGTGTGGCTCGCGCAGGACCGCGCGATCGCCGCCGAGACGTTGAAGCAACAGCAAACTGAGGAGCGCGTTCGAAAGCTCGAGCAGAAAGACGAGAAACGTTCCGACGCGGACGGCGACCTGAAGGCCGCGCTGACGCGCATCGAGGGGTCCGTGAACGCCCTGAACGACACGGTGAAGGACGTGAAGGAACGCGTCGTCCGTATCGAGGATCACCAGCAGCAGGGCGGCGGAAAGTGATGAGGGGGTAGAGCGCGGCCCGACCCGCGCGACGGCAGGGCCGCCGGCGCAATGGATTTATCCGTCCGCACGCTCATCGGGCAGAAGCTCGAGACCTGGTATCACGATCCCGTAGCGATGTGCTACGACGTGCTGCCGAGGGAAGAGCGTCCGCGCCCGCAGCAGCAGGAAATCCTGCATGCGATTTGGGCGAACGATGCCGTGCTCTGCGCCGCGCATCGCGGCTGGGGCAAGTCGCGCACCGAGGCATACGCCGGCATCTGCTTTCTGCCCACGCACGCCAACTCTCTTCTCTTCACGATCGCGCCGACGTGGGAACAAGTCCTCAAGGGCGTGTGGATCGACATCCGGCACCTGTGGGCCGTGTCGAAGCTGCCGAGCATCTTCCCGCAATGGCGCGTGATGACGCACGAGATCGTGACGCACCCGCTCACACCGAAATGGCGGGGCGTCGGTGTCGCTGCCTCGGAAGTGCAGAACGTCGAAGGTCAGCATCCGGCGGCGGGACGCCCTGCGATGGTACTCGCCGACGAGTGCAAAGCGATCGGCGACGAATTCCGCGAGTCCGTCAAGGGCATGCTCAAACACCCGGAGTCGCGTTTCGTGGGCATCGGTACGCCTGGCATTCCGTTCGGCTGGTTCTACGAAGGCTTCACGTCGAAGCGGCGCAACTACAAGACGTTTCAATTCCGCGGCGATCAGTCGCCGGATCCCGAGATCAGAGCGCACGTAGAGAAAATCGGGAACGAGGTGGGATGGGACGATCCATTCTTCCGGCAGCAGTGGCTCGCGGAATTCACCGGCGCCGACGAGGGCGTCATCATCCCGCTCAAGATCGTGCAGCCGGCCATCGGCCGGAAGTTCGCGTACTCGTCCACCTGGCGCAAGATCATGAGCGTCGATCCCGCCGGCAAGGGCGCGGATCACACGGTGGTGACGTATCGATACGGCCCCGTCACGATCAAACAGAAGGCGTGGCAGGGCTGGGACATCATCAAGAGCGAGCGCGAGGTGATCGCGCTGATTCTGGAGTGGCGTCCCGAGCGCGTTGTTATCGACGAGACGGGACTCGGCGAAGGCATCGTGTCGCACGTGCGCGACGCTCTACAGGGCAGCGGAATCGAAGTCGTGGCGTACCGCAGCGGCGATCGACCGCGCGATCGCGAACGCTATGAGAACCGCAAAGCCGAAGACGTATACGCGCTGCGCGAGAAGTACAGAGAGGGCGCGAAGGAGATCGAGAAGGCGCATGCCGAGCTGCGCGCTCGACTCGCCCACCTGCGCCTGCAGGACGACGTGGTCACGAAAACATTCGACTACATTCATCGCCTGACGTACGGAAACTATTCGGCCGAGCAGATCGCGGCGGTTCGTCCGGGATCACCCGCGGCGATGGCGCTCGCCGACGAGATCGCAAAGAAGCTGACGGTCGGCATCGGCATCAGCGTGCCGAACGAGCCGAACCTGGTCGGTCAGACATGCTCGTGGACGGCGACACGATCAAAGGCGAGCCGCACGATGGTGGTCGATCCGAAGGACTCACCGGATTACGCCGACAGCGACATGATGGCGTACGCGGTCGACACGATCGGCTCCTCGCTCAAGGGCACTGACCTGAGCCTGCTCTGATTCGGCGTCGTGTAGAATGCGACCGAGTCAGCGCGGTCCATGGTGTCGGAGGAGACCTCCGGACTGGCGCTCTTCGGGCACGTCGGAATGCCACATGAAACAGCGCCGCGCTGACATCATTCGATTGAGGTGAACTGATGGAGCAGACCTTTCAGGAACGAATCGAGAAGAAGCCGGACGGCACGCCGCGCCACCCTTCGACCACCGCCGTGCTGCGGCACTTCAAGTTCGACCATCTGCCGGCACATCTTCAGGCCGTGAGCGAGCCGTGTTCGCGCCTGGCGTTCAAGATGGCGGACGAGCTTCCGGAGGGACCGGACCTGACGTGCGGTCTGCGCGACCTGCTTACGGCGAAAGACAACTTCGTCCGGTCGCTGGTCAAGTAGAACGGTCGCCCGTGCGTCATCCGCCGCGGATTGATCACCGCCGGCGAGGTGCGCATTGCGCGGTTCGAATCCGCGCCGTCCCGCTCAGCGGGTCGTAGACGAATGGGTAAAGTCACGGGCCTGAAAAGTACGCGCGAGCGGCGTCTCGATCGGATCGCCGCTCGCGTTTTCTCGCGCCGTTTTGCTACCTTTCCCCTGTAGCAGACACCGGCAGGGCCGAGTATCTGCGCATCTCCAAAGGAGCCGCGCATGACTCTCGGCACGACGCTGACCGCCGGAACCGATCAAGTAACGTTCGCCGACAACATCGCTCCGTCCGTCGTGATGAACAGCACGACCACGGACCTCGTTCGCTTCTTCCGCGACTACGCGAACAACGGCAAGAACCCCGAGTACACCGCTTTCGAGGCGCGCATCAACTACGGCTCGACGCCGTTCCGCCGCACGCAGGGCGCGGGGGTATGGGAGTTCATCAACGACGCCGTCGACGGTGCCGGCGGGTTCGCGAACGGCGCCTATCTCTTCCCCTTCAAGCTCGAGCTCGACGCGCAGAACTATCCCACCCTCAAGTATCGGAAGCGGCAAGAACAGGCCGACTACGACAACTTCGCGAGCCACGTCTGCAACACGCCATGGGATGTGATCGTCGAAGCGGCCGACATGATCGAGCGGAAGGCCAAGGACGGCACGCCGGCGGCCGAGCTGCTGGATGAGTTCTGGCACAACTGCGATCGCCATGGGACGGCGATCCTCGACTTCCTCGAGTTCGCCCACAAACAAGCGCGCCGGTTCGGGACGGGCATCATCATCATGGACCGCCCGCCGTTCGTCAATCGAAGCGAGGCGGACAACCGCAAGGCGGAAAACCGTCCGTGGGTGTATGCCGTTCCGACGCAGAACGTCGTGCACTGGGAGTTCGATGAGCATGGCGAGCTCGCCGGCATCATCGTGCTCGAGCCGCAGCTCGCCGCGGCGGAAGACGGCGGCGGTCGAAAGTCCGCCACGAACATCCGCGTGTGGACGCGCGACCAATGGGCCGTGTTCCGTCAGACCGACGAGAAGCGGCAGGACGGCACCATCGGCAAGATGCCCGGCACCGCGGAATCGTACGAGATGATTTCGAGCGGCACGCATCGCCTCGGCGAGGTACCGGTCGTGGCAATCTACAACGACCCTCCGAAGCCGGGCCATCTTCTCGCGCACAGCGAGATGCTGGATGTCTCCCGCCTGGCGCAAACCGTCTACAACATCGACAGCGAGTCGCGTGAGATCGAGCGGAAGTGCGCGCTGTTCCTAGCGATCCCGGTCAAGTCGACCGACGCGTTCAGCGAAAAGAAGGCGATCCTCTCAACCGAAAGCGCGCTGCTCGTCGACGGTGACGCCGGCCTGCCGGCGTGGATTTCGCCGGACCTCGCCATCCTCGAAAAGCTCGACGAACGGCGCACGGCGAAAAAGAACGACGCATATCAGATGGCCGGCCTCGGTGCGCTCGTCGGCACGACCGAGAACGTGAAGACCTCGAGCGGCTACCACGCCGAGGTTGAGGTGAAGAAAACCGAGCGGCGCATCTCGCGTCACGCAGCCATGCTCGAGGCGGCGGAGAAGCGTCTCGCGCGCCTGTACCTCAAGTTCTACGGCATCGACGCGGACAAGCAAGACGATCTGTTCACGATCACCTACCCGCGCGAATATGGCGTTCGCGACATGGATGGTCTGGTGCTTCGCACGCAGAGCATCCTCGACATGAACTTGGGCGAGACGTGGGACGGCCGCACGCTCGAAACGCTGGCAAATGCGCAGTTCCCTCGCATGACCGACGCCGAGATCCACGACATGATCGAAGAGGCCGTGAAAGAGCGTAGCGCCGTTCGGAAGCAACAGCAGGAGCTCGACCGGGTAACGGCCATGGCGAAAATGATCGCGAAACCGGAGGCCGGTCTAGGAGCGGCGTCGAACCGACCGGGCGCACCGGCGCCTGGCGGCGGCGCGCCGAAGAACCCCGCGGCGAAGCCGCCGGCGCCGAAGCAAGCCGCAGCGCGCCCGAAATAGGTCATGATTGCTCCGTAAAAGGAGGAGGCATCTCATGTTCAAGGTTTTTGTCGGAAGAGACCGAGGCCGCGGATTCAATTTCGTCGCGACATATCTCGATGACGGTGTGTCGTGGGCAGACTTTCTCATCTCCCTCGATCTCCAGGGAGCCGAAGCCGACGCGATCTACTGGACCGCGCAGGACACGAGCCGTTCAGCGTTCATCGGCACGGGCGTGGAGCAACAAGGCAACGCCATCTACGAGCATGTTCCGCAAGGCGCGGTCGGTCCGACGCTGGAGGACGGGAACGTCATTCTGTTGAATCCGGTCGTGCTGCCGGAATCGCTACGCGTTCGCTCCGTCAACGGCCAGACCGGAAACGTGCACGACATCGCGGCGGCAAGCCTGAAGACGGCAACGGGGTCCGTGGACGTTGCGGCGGCCACTGCACCGAGCACCGGTCAAGTTCTCACCGCCGTCGATTCGACGCACGCAACGTGGCAGAGCCCCGCGGGCGGCGGAGCTGCGAGCGGCCTCGCCTCGCAGGACGGCGTGGTGAACGTCAGCAATTCGTCCGGACCCCTCGCAGGGCAGATTCTCACCGCGGTCGACGGCACGCATGCCGAATGGCAGGACGCGCCTGCCGGTGGTGGTGGCGGAGCGGCGGTTGCGGCGAAGCGACTGAGCACCAACCTCGGCTCCTCCACGACGCCGTACGACTATCAGCAAGTGTCCGACCTGCAGATCCCGTTCGTCGGTGGCAAGACGTACGCGTTCGATGCGCTGCTGGTGTGCGTGTCGATTTCTGGAAGCGGTATCTCGGCCGGAATCAATGGAAGCTGGGTCGACGGAGCGCCTTCGGATGTCATTTCGGAGACGCTCCTTTACAAGAGGAGCCTCGGCGGCGGGTTCACCACCTTCGACAAAGGCTACATCGACACGTCGGACGAAGGTTCGAACTGGCCCGGACAGCAGACCCTCGACGTGGGGACGCCGACCGGGAATCAGCTCGTCTCTTACCGCATCCACGGATCGTTCACGGCGAATTCGGACGGCTATCTCGTTCCATGGTTCTCGATCACCACGGGCAGCGATCAGGGCTTCATGCGCCGCGGTTCATTCGTGAGCCTGACCGAATTGATCACGGCATAAATCTATCGAAATGGCGTTCGGCGCGGGCAACCGCGCCGACATAACTGAAGGAGGAAACGCCCCATGCGTAATGCCCGCTTACTGTTGGTCCTGATGATCGCACTCATCTTTTCAGCGGCCGCTCTCGCGCAGGAGACGCCGATCGTCGCCCGCGTCACGTTCGTCACCGGAAAGAAGCCGGCCTCGAGCTATTGCCGCGCCGGCACCTTCACGCTGTGGTTCGACGGCACGGTCATCCGCAGCGGCACCAGCGCCGACTGCACGACATGGCCGGAGTTCGGGCCGAACGTCGTGAAGAACGCTCACTTCGTTGTGCCCGGTACTTCGACGCCGACGCTCGGCGGTTGCGGGACTGGCGCGACGATCGCCGGAAACGACAGCGTCGGGCGCGTGACGCTCGGCTCGACGCCTGGCACATGCGTGGTCACCTTCGCGACCGCGTGGACCAACGCGCCCGTATGCACCTCGTACAACGAGACGCAGCACAGCGCGACGTTCCACCGAAACTCCGCAGTTCCCGGACCGACGCTCGGTATCGTGGTCTCTTCGTCCTCGGACGCCAATACGCCGGCGCAGAACGACGTGATCTCGTACACCTGCGCAGGCTATTGACGACGCTCCGCGTCCTTGCTACCGTAGCGATCAAACAACGCGCGACGCTGACCGCACACAGCTTCAACCGTTCAGGGGGCCCCGGCCACGCGCCGGGGCCCTTTGTTTTTGGTGGTGGGATCCGGCGGTCACTTCTTCGCCGGCGGCGTGGTGACGACATGCACCTCGTGCATGCTCACGCGTGTGGTCTCCGGGACGTTGGCGTAATTCGCCTTCTGCCAGCGATCAGCTTCGTCGAACGTGGCGAACGTGCCGTAGTGGAAGAGTTGCCCGCAGCGCGAACCGACACCGGTCTCCACGCGAACGATCCAGTAGTCGGCTGGCTGCTGCAGGGTCGTCTCACCGCACGCGTAAACGCGGACAGTGAGAGCGAGGGATACGAGGAAGAGGACAACGAGGAAGAGTCGGATTTTCATGGTGTTGCTCCTTTCACTACAGAAGACACCACGAGTCCGAAAATTGTGGCGCGAGTCAGGGCCGCCGGCGGCGCAGTAGATGCCACGCCGCCAGACCGAGCCCACCGACCGCCAACGCGAGCACCGCGCCAGTCGCCTGACCGAAGACGACGTACACCGGCCGCGCGACCGCGGCGACGGCCACGACGCCGACGCACGCGGTGCAGGTCCCGAGAAGCAAGAGAAGCGGCAGCACGAAGAACGCGCCGATCGCGGCGCCGGCGCCAGCTCCGACAGCGTTCGTGATCCGGACAGGCGTAGGTTGCTGGTCGTTCATCAGCGTCGTCCTCAATGCGGCGTCGTGCAGGAAAGCGTCGCGCCGCCGATCCACACCCACAGGCAGGGCTTCGGTCCGCCGGCGCCGTAGCACTCGCCTTTGGGGATGATCTGCGCGGCGTCGACCATGGTCAGCGTCAGGCGAATGCCGTCCGTCCCTTCGTCGTCTTCTTCGATGACGACGGGGACTTCGAACGCATGCGTCTCGCGGAGATGAGCGACGGCCATCTCTTGCAGCGCCTCCTGGGTCTCTGGTGCGGGCCCGATCGTGTCGCACTTGGCGCACGTCACGTCCTTCCACCACACGCCGGTGATCTTGATGCTGAGCGCCGAGATGAGTTGCAAGCGGATCACATCCGTGCGCCGGCGGTCGATCTCGTCTGCGAGCTTCTGACCGAGACGCGCGGCAACGCGCGCCATGTTGTTCAGATCATCGGCCGAGAGCTCATCGAATATGCCCATGAGCGTGTTGTCGTCGCCCTCGGCCGCCGCCTGCATTGCTTCTGCTGCCATATGCCGGACCATCATTCCACTCCTGGCGGCGCAACTGCGCGCCCGTTATCTACTCTTCCAACTTCAACGCCGACACGGCGATCGTCACACGTCCGGCAGATCAGCGCGAATACTTCGCGCGGCCACAAGTCGTTCACTCTGCCCCATGCATGGCCGTCATGCTGCCGGATGATCGCGTTCACTTGCTCGCGCACGGCTTTCGCTGCGCGTTGTCCAGCCGCATAGGCCGCGGCGCTGCGTTCTTGCGGTGTCATGCCGGCCCCGGCCTTTTTTCAACGCCTTGCATCTGCATTTGCCGCGTGATGTTGTTGCGCACGAACCCGACGCGACGATGTTCCGCCGGCGGCATCTCACCGCGACCATGGCGAAGCGGCCAGTGGTGAGCCAGCGCCTCAAGGCCCCACATGATGCGCTCGACCTCGTACTGCTGAAGGAGAAGCGCGAACAGGCGCGGCGTCTGCGTGTTCGGCTGATTATTCGCTGTCGCGCCGCAGAAGTCGGCCAAGCGACGAGATGCGCGGAAGACATTCAGCCGCTCGCCGGGGCTCATGTGCTGCACGGCCTCGAGGAGCGCCGCGTCGTCGCCAGCGACGGCCGCCCGCATCGCATCCGTAGCTGCTCGAGCAAGAGCATCCGCGTAGCTTTCACGATGATCACCCATGCGCCGCCACCTTCACCTTGCGATCGTTCAGAAAGCGGCGCACCAATCCGGGGCCGCGGCCGTGGGACGTGAGGTGTTGCGCGAGTTGCGTCACGTCCGGGTTGCCGATGAAGAGAGCCTGCGCGCTTGCTTCCGGCAGATGGATCGATGCAGACGACGGGGCCCGGTCGTTCCCTTTCGCGAAACGCGCGTAGAAAATCACGGGGTGCTGCTGATCAGGATGCCGCGCGCGCAGCACTTCGAACCCGTTGCCAGGCGGTGAATCGATGACGCGCCATCCATGCGCCGCGAGCCATGCTCGAAAGTCTGGCAGGTGATTCCAGTGCAGCGTACAGCGATCAGCCACGGCTCCTCCGCTTGCGCGGCGCCGGCGGCGCGGCGTTGGCACCGCGGGCCGCCCACCGCGCGACCGCGGCCGCTCTCGCGCGATCGCTGCGTTCCTCCTTCGTCATCGCTGCGGCGCTGGCGCGGCCGCCCTTGGAGCTGATCTCCTGATGCTTGTTCTTGTGGGGCATTCGACAGGTCTCCTCTCTCAATGATTCGCGCTATGCGCGTCGGGGTGATCGGTGATGCAGTCTTCCGGCGTGAGCAGTTCGTCGCCGTGAGGGCAAACGAACGGGTGATCCTCGTCGCCGCGCGCCATCGCGTCATCCGCCTGGATGATGGCGAAGGCCGTGACGGTCGAAGTGTCGCCCCCGTAGTAGCCGTGGTTCGGATGCAGGAACGGATGCGCGCAATGCCGGCAGAGCACCGCCGCGGCGAGCGTCGCGATGCGCTTCTCCTCCTCATCTTCGCAGCGCGCCCGTATCTGGTCGGCGAACGCGGCGACATGGAGCCACAGCAGTCCGACCCGATCGAGCGCCGATAGCGAGGCCAGGACGCCACGCGGTCGCGCGTCAGCGTTGACGACGCGGGTCACGTCCTCGATGGCCCACGACTCGAGCACGTGAAGCTCGTTCATCGTCGGCTGCGGATAGAGACGATTCGCACGAGCTTCAGCCGCTTCGCGGATGCCCTGCTCGACTTCCTTGATGTTGGCAATGCGGCCGATCATGCCATCCTCCAGCGGCGGACCGGCTGCCCGTCGTTCGTGATGATTCCGCGGCGGTGGAGTTTGGCGAGCGCGGACGCGATGCGGAAGCCGCTGACCGCTTCAGCAGAGACGCCGTGGGAGGCGGCAAGGCGATGGGCAGCAGCGACGATCTCGCGGCACGTCATGCCGCGCGTCTTGTAGATGCCCTCGGCGTCTTTGATGACCTGACGGACGAGACGTTCGAAAACGGGGAGGCTGAGGTGCTTCGGCTTCGGCCCAAAGCAAACCAACTCGCGGGGAACCATGTTCGTCGTTTTCATGATGATCAATCTAATGCTTGCCGGTTAGCATGTCAAGTGGTGCGGACGCTCAGAACGGAATTTTTTTGAATGTCTCGCGCGCCGCGTCGAGGGCCATCTGGCGGGCAACGGCCTCGCCGCCCTCGTTCTCCTCCACGTTCGCAGCGGCGTAGTAGGCGCGCTGTTCGATGTCGAGCAGGTCGTTGAGGATGCGCTCGGCGTCGGCAGCGTCGGACCATGTGATTTTCGCGGCGCCCGTCGCCTCGAAAAGTTGCGTCCGCACACGGTCGAGCATGTTTTCGAGCACACCCATGGTGTCGGCGAGGTGGTTGGCGGTGATGGTCTGCGGGTCGTCTTTCTTCGTCGTTTTCATGGTCACAATTTATGCTCACCGCTTAGCATTGTCAAGTGGTATATACGATTTATATAACTGCCCGATGCGCGGATGGCCGTTCGTCATGGTATAGAATGAGGCGCTATGCGGCACAGGATCGGCGATGGCCCCGTGATTTGCAACGGCACGACGCACAGGCTCCGAAAGGCGGATTCGTTCGTTCTTCTCGGCATCTGTCCGGCGACGATGATCATCTCGGGATATGTCGGGCCGTGGAACGCTCGGTCCGCATTCGAGCAGTCGCGCCTGCGTCAAAGCGGCCGGACTTGGCGCGCAGCCGAGCGCGCACTCAAATGCATATTCCGCGGGTTTCACGTCTTGCTCGTGGCGGACACCATGAGCAATGCGGAAAGGTTGTTTCGTCGGCAGATGCTCGACATCGCTCGCGCGTCACACGGCCTGAAGGAGTCGGATATCCCGCGGCACATGATTGAAGTCTCCGGGATGTGGTTCCTTGCCGAACGCCTCGCCGGCAAGCACTCGCAGCGGTGGCGCATCATCTTCGACCACACCGCGAACATTACTGACCAGGTGCGCCAGATGATCGCGGCGGATCCCGCTCTCGTGGACTGGGCGGATGCGCCGGCGAGTGACGCGCGTTTGTGGTGGCGCCCTTCCATCACGAAGCATTCCGAAGCCATCTCGCGAAAGTGTTGGCGATGCCGTGCGGAGCGCGTGTTCAGTTCGCCGTCTGCTGGAGACGTGCAACCTTGAGCGATCCGGTTCCGTGGCAGTGCCCGTGCTGTGGGATGATCTGGTCGCCCAACATGGCGTTTTGCTTTTGGTGCTCGCCCATGGGCCAACTGAACGACGAGGTGCGCCTCTATCACGAGTGCCCTCGTCACGCCGACGTAATCGCGAACGCATTCCGCGCGATGGAGCGCGAGGCCGACGAGAAACACGCGAAACGCGAGCCGTTCCGCGTCCCTCGGCGTCCGGACATTTCGCGGCGGAGCGAATGACGCGCATTCGTCGTCATGTATAATGCGCGACCATGAAAGCCCGACGTGAGATAGTCGTCGATCCGCGTTTGATTCGCGCGGCGCGCGATGTGGTGCGGCTGATGGACCGCCCGCTGTTCGGTGATGCGAAAGAGGCGGCCGCGGCATGGCGTGCCGGGACACGGCTCGCGAACGCGCTGCGACAGCACAGGGAGAAGGAGCGGCGCAATGCCCGAGCCTGAGACGTGCCGCGGCTGCGACGGCAACTCCACGGACGCCACGCACACCTGCAGAGCGAAGGGCTGCCCGCCCGTGATGACGTACGGCTGCGGCATCCGACAGATCAACTCCGGGGACGAGGAGCATCGCGAAATGATGCGGCAACTAATGTGGGCGGCGTACGACCGCCTGAAGGAGCACGCGTGAAGAGCAAAATGCACGTGTCCAGCGATCTATCCCTGCCGATCGAAGTCGCCACCCAGGCGGTCGGCATCTTCGGCATTCGCGGTGCTGGGAAAACGAACACCGCCGGCGTGATGGCCGAGGAGCTCCTGACCGCGAACGTGCCGGTCGCGATTATCGATCCGACCGACGCATGGTGGGGCTTGCGCTCGAGTCGCGACGGGCAGAGCGAGGGATTCCCGGTGTTCATCTTCGGCGGCGGTCACGGCGACTACCCGCTCGAGGAACACGACGGGAAAGTGATCGCCGAGTTCATCGTCACCGAGCAGGTGCCGGTGGTCCTCTCGCTTCGGCATCTGCGCAAGGGCGCGCAGCGCCGCTTCGTGACGGAGCTCTGCGAGGAGCTGTACCACCTCAAAGGCAAGGTGGAGAACCGCTCGCCGCTCACCGTGTTCATCGACGAAGCGCCGTCCTTCGTGCCGCAGAAGGTCATGGGCGACGTGGCGCGCACGGTCGGCGCCGTCGAAGACCTCGTTGCGCGCGGACGGAACGTCGGCTTCGGCGTGGTGCTGATCGCGCAGCGGCCGGCTACGCTCAACGCGGATGTGCGAAGCCTCTGCGACACGATCATCACGCACCGCGTGACGGGCAAGCTCGATCGCACGGCGTTCCGCGGGTGGATCGAGGAAAACGCGACGGTCGAAGAGATCGACGCGGTGCTCAAGAGCCTCGCGACCTTGCAGAACGGCGAGGCGTGGGTATGGTCGCCTGTGCTCGGGGTCATGCGCCGCGTGCAGATGCGCATGCGCGAGAGCTACGACAGCTCGCGCACGCCGAAGCTCGGCGAGCACGTTCGGCCGCCGAAGAAGCTCGCGGAGATCGACAAAGAGAAGTTGCGCGGGAAGCTGGCCGCCTCGGTCGAGCGCGCGAAGCAAAGCGACCCCGCCGAGATGCGCAAGCGCATTCAGGTTCTGGAGCGGCAGATCGCGAAAGGCCAGGGCACGCCGAGCGAATTGCAGAAGGGGATCATCGACGATGCCCGAGCTCGAGCAAAGGAAGCCGAGGCCGAAGTTCAACGCCTCACCGCGACGGTGCGGGAGTTGCGCGGGCGGCTGAAGCGCGCCTACGCGCACGCTGTCGCGATCGAACAGGAATCGGCGCTCGACAACGAACCGAAAGCGGCGCCGGCGCCGAGCCATGCGAAGACGTTCTTCCTCAACGAACAGCATGAGACGCACACGAGCAAGCGAGCACCGAAGGAAGCGCCACCGCGGCGCACGGCCGCGCCGGTGGCGCCGGTCGACGGAGACTTCACGCCGAACAGCGCGCAGCAGCGCGTGCTGAACGCGCTCGCGTTCTACCGCACGGTCGGCGTCGACGCGCCTGGCATCAAGCATGTCGGATTCATCGCCAAGATCAAGGCGAGCGGCGGTCACTTCCAAAACACGGTCGGGCCCCTGTCGTCACGCGGTCTCATCGAGCGTACGGACGGGCGAATCTCTCTCACCGCCGCCGGCGAGCCGTACGCCGTCGCGCCTGACACACCGCCGACGCTGCGCGATTACCACGCAGCCATCCGCGACATGCTGCGGACCGGCGCACAGCAGCGCGTGTTCGACGCGATCGCGGAGAGGGGCAGCGAGGCGGCCACTGTCGAGGAGATCGGAAAGGCCGCGAACATCGACCCGACCGGCGGCCACTTCCAGAATTCGATCGGCCCGCTGGTGACGCTCGGCGTCGTGACGCGCTCAAAGGGGATGGTGCAGCCGACCGACGTGATGTTCCCTCCGGAGCTTTCATGAGCGACACAGCATGCATCTATCGCTACCGCATGACCGATCGCGGGCGCCTCTGCGGGCGACTGGAGGCGGATCACTGCCCTGCGAAGGGCGACGCGGCCGGTCCGCAACACGCCGACGCGTGCAAGCTGAACACGGATTTCGATGTGCCGGGTGTGAAGCGCCGCCGCATGGTCCATCACGTTTTTCATCGCGGCAGAACTGCAGGAGGAAGTCAGTGAGCATCGAATGTGGTGAATGCGAGAACGTCGTCTATGCCGGCCACGCGCTCGGTTGCTCCCGCGCGCGGTGCACGCAGGACGTGATCACCGAGGCGCACGAACGTCGCGAGTGTGGTCGCAAGCGGGACGATCCGATCCATGCGCCGGGCGCCTACAGGTACGACGGCGGGGTGATCGGGTCCCACATCCCGCACGAATTCACCTATGTCCTCAAGGACGACGAGGAACAGTGATGGGGATGAGGATGCGTTTGCGGCCACACGATCACCTTTCGGGGCGACCAGTCCCGCCTGAGCGGGTGAAGTATCTCGCCGACTTCTTCGGCCACTTGGAAAGGCAATGGGCTGCGGCCTCCTCGGCCGGCGATGTCGAGAGGCTGAATGTCGCATACCGCAGACTGGGCGGCCTGACTGACACGTCGCATGAGATCGTTCCCTGCCTGCGCGAGCTCGCCGACATTCTCGCCGGCGGCACCTTCGTCCACATGACCGAGATGACCATGCCGCCGGTCGTCGATCGCGAAGCTGGCGCGCTCGCCGTTATGACCTTCACCGAATGTCCCGTGGAAGGCTGCGCGCTCTGCGTCGCCAAGGTGCCCCGCTACATGATCGCTGCCGAGAATCAACCATGAGCCGAGAGCAGGATCTGACGTGGGCCGTCGACGCCGGCGTCCTGGTGGTGGCGAGCCTCCTCACCACGCAGGAGTACGGGCACACGGTGACGCGCGCGCAGAAGCGCACGTGTCTCTGCAGATGGTGCGAAGCGCATCGGTACGTCATCGACCACGAGTCGGACGTTCAACCCGAAAGTCGAAAGACATACCGGCAACTGGTCGCCGCGATCGCGCGCAACGAGGCAAAGATCAAAGCCCGCCCGAAGAGGGCATGGAAGGTGTCCTGAATGGTGATGATGAAACGAATGCCGCGCGCGTCGGACGCCGTGCGAGTCCCGCATTTGATGTTCCGCCACATCGGTATCGACTTCAACCGCGACGATCCGCGCCCGGAAATCACGGCGGATGTCGAAGCCTTCGTCGACGACATGAACGAGCTGCGCGAGCTCTACGACGCCGGCGCGATCGACATCGGTCACGGCAGCGCGCTTGTGACCGAACCACCGCACTACGCACTGCGTCTGGACCGGTCGATCGACATCGAACCGCCATGGTCGTCGAGTAGACCAGTTCTGCGCGGCAGCGGCCGTGTTTACGCGCGCGACCGAGAAGGCGGTCCAATCATCATTCTCGTACGAGTGCCGTTCCAGCGGCGACCGTGGCGCATCACGATCGAGCTTGACCACGGCCGGGACTGGATTCTGCCGCGGGAGCCTTTGACGATGCGCCAGGCAGGCCTCGCCGAGATGATCATCCAAAGCGCGCGACCGCTCTTTCGAAACCGAGGTGGGAGTACTTCGAAATGACCAGCACAATCCCGATCACGCTTCCCGGCCTGACCGACGAGCAAGTATCGAAGATGTTTCCATTTGGCCTCGTCATGCTCGCCCACGTCGGCAGCAAGAGCCACGGCACCTACGTTCCCAAAGCCGACCCGGAGAGCATCGACGACATCGACCTCATGGGCGTCTTCATCCCGCCGCTGGCCGGCTACTTCGGCTTCGGCCGCCAACAGACCGTCGAGCGAAAGTTCGGCGAGTTCGGGCCGTACGACTGCGTGAGCTACGACCTGCAGCACTTCGTGACTCTGCTCATGAAGTCGAATCCGAATGTGCTCGGCATGCTGTGGATGCCGCCCGAGCACCTGCTCTACCGCACGCACGTCGCCAACACGCTCATCGAAAACCGCGACATGTTCGCCACGCGCCACGCCTACCAGAGCTTCGTCGGCTACGCGAGAGGGCAGTTGCACCGCATGACTCACTTCGACGCCGCGGCGCGCCTCCGGATGCAGCAAGTCGAGGACGAGCTCGAGCGCCGGACGATCCCACTGAACCTGACGCCAGAGGAGTTGCTGGACACTCGCCCCGATCTTTACCGCGAGGCGGGATCGTGGAAGCCGGGCGAGACAGGCTCGCGGCCGTTCCTCGAGGAGAAGGGTTGCGATCTCCTCGAGACCTACCGGCAGATGTGCAACAAATACACGAGCGGGTACATGGGGAAGAAGCGCCGCGAGCTCGTCGAGCGGTTCGGCTACGACGTGAAGAACGCCGCACACCTTCTCCGCCTCCTGTCCATGGCGATCGAGTTTCTGTCGACGGGCGAGCTTCACGTCGACCGGACCGAGCGCGACGCCGATCAACTCATGGAGGTGAAGCGCGGCGAATGGACCCTCGCCCGCGTGAAGGCGTGCGCTGACGCGTTGTTTTCTGAGGCCGAGATCGCGCACCAGCGGAGCCGTCTGCCGCTTCGGCCTGACCGGGAGGCGGTCGAGCGCATGCTCGTGCGGATGCTGGGCGACGCCTTCGCGGTGCCGTTGGAAGCGCGCGGGCATCTCGCAATCATGCTGCATTACGTGCATCTCGTCGCTAAGTCGCGCGGCAACACGACTGTTCTGGCTTCATGCCTCGCGGTCAACGGAGCACCCTGCGAATGGTGCAACGCGGGATCGCCGATTTCGACGCTGACGCTTACCGGGAGCGGCTACGGCTATCCCCACGGCGTCGATACGGGTGAGTTCCGGCGCCTGGTCGGCGAGATGAGAGAGCGAGGGTACGTGTGAGCGACGGCGTAGTGATGGACGTCGACGTGTGGCCGGACGGCACGATCTCGAAAGCGTGGTTCGACGCCTCGCGCCGACTGCGCTACATGCTCGAGCGCGACTTCCGCCCGAACCTCGTCGACCGGGAGCTCGCCGGCGCCGTCACGTTCGTGATGCTCAACCCGTCGACGGCTGACGCCCTCAAGAACGATCCGACCGTCGCACGGTGCTGCGATTTCGCGAAACGCTGGGGGTTCAAACGCCTCATCGTCGTCAACCTGTACGCGCTCCGGAGCACCGATCCGCGCGCGTTGCTGGCCGACGACGACCGCGTGGGCGAGCACAACGACCGCTACATCGTCCGCGCGGCCGAACAGAGCGATCGCGTCATCGCCGCATGGGGCGCGAACGTCACCGTGAAGCGCGACCGGCGCGACATCGATGTCTTGCAACTCCTGCACGGCGCAGGTTGCGATGTTCACGCGCTCCGCGTCACAAAGCACCGCTACCCGTCGCACCCGCTCTACATCCCGGCAGCCACGGTGCCCGTGATGTACCGGCGGCACCAGTCGTAAGGGAGCTCCAATGTCCGACCCGAGAGAACCAGATCCGCGCAGGGTGCAAGCATGGAAGACACGCAGGGCGAGGTACGGCACCGCGGGACATGCCCGCCCGTACCGCACGTCGCCTACGCCGGCGGATGATCTCGGAAGCCGCGCCCTCGCGTTCGTGCTGCGGCTTCACGCGCAGGGTGATCTGTCAGAGGGGCAGTGCAGCAAGGCGCTCGGCATCGACCGCGTGACGTTCCGTGCGCTCGTGGACGACAGGGCACCGAGGAGCCACCCGTGACGCGCCAGGACCGCACGGCAAGGTGGCGCGAGATCGCCGCGGCCATCGATCGCCACGTGGCTGCCGCGCTGCGCTTTCGGCCGGAGATGCGGCACGTCGTGACGACGGGTCTGGTCGTGGGGGAGCCCGACGACTCGTTCGCGGTCGGACTGATCGATCCGCCGTCATGCACGAGCGTCGTCGCTGGTTTCGTGGTCACGTGGGAAGAGGCGGCATCTCTCGACGCGAACGCCCTGGCCGATGGAGTTCGGCGCATGGTCATGGAGACCATTGCCGCGCTCGACGCCTCCCGCGCCGGCGACCGTAAATTCGGTGAAAATACGGTGTTGGAGCTCTGCCCAGTGCTCGACGAGGCTTCCTCTATCCCCGAAGCGGCATGGGGCCGCCTTGGGCCGATTCTCGACGGTGGCGAGCCAACGTGACGCCCCGGTTGAAGCCGCTGTGTGCGGTTTGTCGCACAAATCGACTCCCGCACCGGTGGGACGTGATCGACCGGGCCCGCCGCGACGGGAAGATCCTCACGTGCGGACCTGTCTGCGCGACGTTGCGGAAGCATCGGAAGCGGGACGGCCGCGGCACGAGGCAAGTGCCGGCGCCCAGTGCAGCTCTCCTCGAGACACGGCCGCGGCGCGTCTTTCAGGAGCCGGAGGACCTGCCGACGCACTCGGAAGCGATCGAGCGCGAGCTGCGCCAGGCCGAGCGCGAGGCCGAGGAGCGTCTGGCGCGTATCATTCATGGCTGAGCCATGGGGAGCCTGTTCGAAGAGATCGCGTTGTCCGAGATGACGCCGCCGCCACGCCTGGGTCGCGCTGGCGAGCCAATCGGACACATCGCGTGGCACGAGGAATCGCCTGACCGTGTCTTTTGCGGCGTTGCCTGTCCGTGGCATCAAGCGTGGGCGCCGATGCGCGAAGAGGTGCGCAAGACCAAGCAATTCCGCGAGGAGATCGAGCGCCGCGCCATGCGCCCGCCGATTTTCTGCCGGCCCACCTGAGAAAACCAGCCCGCGCGTCCGTCTCATGAGAAGCCGGATGTGCGGAGAAACGCCGCGAGTCTCGCGGCACCCGCCGGACCAGAAGGCACCACGGCAACGCGCTGAACGACCGCTGCAGTGAGCGGCCGCAGAGGCAGCGGGGAGGCGGCGTCCTGTCGTCTCCCCACCCCGTAGCGACCCATTTCTAGAAATTCGGGATTCGATTTCTAGAAATCGCGCGCGCCCTCTTGACATGCTAACCGCTAAGCATTACATTATGAGCATGAAAGAAATCGCATCGCTCCGACACGCCCGCCGCTACGCCGAGTACACCGCAAACGACCTGCGCGACCACTACGACCAGTGCGCCACGTGCTCGCCCGGCCGCGATTGCTCCCTGGCGCTGACTCTGAAGCGCAAAGCGGAGACCGCGGCGGACGACCTGAAGATGGCCCGCAAGCTCCGCAGCGAGCAGCGCCGGAAGTAGCAACCCCCAACCAACAACACGAGCCCGCCGGGGATGGAGACTCCGGCGGGCCGCACATCGCTCGCCTGATCGAAGGAAAAGGAGGCTCACCATGCAGACGAACAGCGTCCCGGTGGCCGGCACGTGCCCGGCATGCCGCGACAGCGCGGTCACGCAGCGTGACGTGTACGGATATGCGCGCGCCTACCTCTGCGTCACGCATCGATCGACGTGGGACGCTGCGGATCACCATGCGCACTCGAGCGGTTGCCCGTGGCCGCCGCGAGGCTGCCCGCGCTGCAAGACTGAATCTCAACCGCACCACTTGACAATGCTAAGCGGTGAGCATACATTACCAGTATGACAACGACGAACGTGCTGCCGCTCGCTCCCCTCACCACCGCCGACGACCGCTCCGCAACCATCCGCACCATCCGCAAGAACCTCCATGCCCGCGGCCTCACGTGGGTGTCGGTGGTCGGCGACCGCGGAACTGCGTGGGCGTGGATCACCATCAAAGCCATGCCGAGCAAAGGTAAGAACAGCTACGGCAGCATGACGGACGCGCAGTGTGCCGAGCTTGCCGCTGCCCTCGGCCTGGACATCGTGCATCACCAAGGCGTCTCCGTTGCCGGTAGCGACGCATACCGCGTCGAATTTCTCGACCGCAGCGCAGGCCAGACGCCCCGCATGATCGGCAAGCCGTACTGGGACTGAGCAGCGACCACCCGCATCCACCACCGAGAGAGGGGGAACGAAAGAGCCATGACCGCATCGCTCTTGCAAGACGTACGCGCCGCCGGCGAGGACTTTGAGTGGTATCCGACGACCGACCGCATGATCGACGCCGTCGTGCGGTGGATCGACAAGACGGCGAAGTCCGTGATGGACATCGGCGCCGGCGACGGCCGCGTGTTGCGGCGCCTGGCCGCTGTGTTCGAACACGAACCGCAGCTCTTCGCGATCGAGAAGTCGAACGTCCTCATTCAGGCGCAGCCGGAGAACGTCATCCCGGTCGGCACGGACCTGTTCGAACAGAACCTCGCGTGTCTGCCGGTCGATTACATCTTCTGCAACCCGCCGTACTCGGCTTTCGAGCTGTGGGCGACTGTCATCATCGAGTCAGGCCATGCGCGGAAGGCGTTTCTCGTCATCCCCCAGCGGTGGAAGGGTGACGCGTCGATCGCGGACGCGCTGAAGAAGCGCGGCGCCACCGCGCGCGTCATTCACAGCGATCACTTCCTCGACGCGGAGCGGCGCGCGCGCGCCGTCGTCGACATCGTCGAGGTGTCCTACCCGATGAAGGAAGGCCGTGGGTGGCGCAGCGATCGCGAGGTGCAGGACCCGTTCGATATCTGGTTCGACGAGCACATCACGACGTTCGACGAGGAAGTCGAGGGCGACACGTCGAGCAAGTACGAGATCGAGCAGCAGGCCCTCGCGCGGATACGGCACCTGGAGACGATCACCGACATGGTCGAGTCGTACACCGAGGAGCACGCGCGCATGGAGGAGAACTACCGCGCCATCTTCCACCTCGACTACGCGCTGCTGCGCGAGCTCGGCGTGAACAAGGCCGCCGTGCGCGACGGCCTGAAGGCGAAGATGGCCGGCCTGAAGTCGAAGTATTGGACGCTGCTGTTCGAACGGCTCGACACCATCACCGAGCGCCTGAGCACCGCCACGAAGGCGAAGTTCCTCGAGCGGCTGACCGGCCGCACCGCACTCGCGTTCACCGCCAACAACGCCTACGCCGTCGTCCTGTGGTCGATCAAGAACGCGAACAAATACTTCGACGAGCAGGCGGTGAAGCTGTACCGGGATCTGTCCACGCACGAGGGGGTGCTGCGCTACAAGAGCAACGTCCGGACGTGGCAGAAAAACGACTGGCGGTACAGCAAGCACTGGGACGAGGAGGACCGGCGGCCGACGCACTACGCGCTCGACTATCGCATCGTGATCGACGGCCACAGCGCGATCGGCACGGGCGAGTCCTGGCAGTACGACTACCCCGGCAACCTGCACAAGGGCAAGCATGAGCTCATCGCCGACATCATCGCGGTGCTCTACAACCTCGGGTGGCAGGCCCGCGGCACGCGCTCGACGGACCGCACGTGGTTCTCCGGCGAGTGGCAGAACTGGTATCAGCCGAACAGCACGGCGGTGCTCTTCCAGGTGAAGGCATTCAAGAACGGGAACGTGCACATGCGCTTCGCGCCCGACGCCATCAAGGCGCTGAACGTCGAGGCGGGCCGGCTGCTCGGGTGGCTGCCGAGCGCGGAGGCGGTCGAATCGGAGCTCGGCTACACCGCCGAAGAGGCGCGCCGCTTCTTCGCGTCGACGAAGATGCTGACGCCGCGGTCGGTGCGTCTCCTCGAGGGCGCGTGAAATTTCTTCGCCGCCCTCTTGACAATGCTCACCGGTAAGCATAGATTGTGAGCATGGAAACGACGAACGCAGTAGCCCAACCCACTCCCACCACCCCGCGCATCTCGAAAAAGTGCGCGTCCACGATCAAAGCCGGCGACACGATCAAACCGCCGGCACGCGAGTTGAGCCTCTGGCTGCGCCGCGATCTCGCCGAGAAGGGCATGACCGAGGCCGATGCCATCATGACGGTGACCGAGGTTAAACAGGGTGCGCCGGACAAGCGTGGCCCGTGGCTGATCATCACCGCCTTCATGCCCGACGCGTGGTATGCGCAGTGCCCGCGCGGCCCGTACCCGTGGCATTTCAACGTCCGCCCGGACACGCTGTGGCCGGTGGTGCAGCAGTGAGCGCCCCGGAACACGTGCGCACGCATCGCTTCGATGCGTCGACGCTCTATCTGCGCGACGACGGCGTCGTGAAATGCGGCGCGCACGTCGGCACGGAAGCCACGTACACGCCCGAGCGGTGGGACGCGGTTGGCGCCGCGCCGCGCGTCGTGGTCGACGGCATCGAACTGGATTGCGAGGATTCGCGCTGCGCACGCAGAGGAGACCAATAAATGAAGGAGTTCAGCGTCCCCGTCATCTTCACGGTCGATCAAGCCGACGACCAATACCACGCGAATCGCATCGTGCTCAACGCGCTCGAGCATGGCCGCCGCCGTGTCGCCTTCACAGATGACGCGGTCGAGTTTTTGGGCCTCGACTGGCGCATTGACGGCGACAACTCGGCGCTCATGAGCGTCATTCACGAGATCATCGACCACACGTCGCACGCATCGCTCCGCACGCCGGATCAAACGCTCGCGCTGGTGCGTGAAATCGCCATCAAGGCGAGGGATGCGAAGGAGGACAGATGAAGACATTCACCGTTCCAATGATGTTCACCGTGGCCGCGATCGACGGCATCGACGACCAGGGGCGCGCCACGATGCGCATCAAGACTCTGCTCGAAAGGCTGTGTGACGGCTTCGGGGAAACCACGCGCGGCGTCGACTGGGAATTCGCGTGGAGCGAGCACGCCGAGAGCGGTGTGGCCGTTTCAGCGACGGGCCTGATGACGGCGAAGGTTACTACGCCGGCGGAGCTCATCGAGGCGCTGGACGGCCTGCACACGCTCGCAATCGAGAACCTGGGCGACGACATCGCCGCGCCGTACGTTGAAGCTCTCGGCCGCGCCATCGCCGCCATCGTCAACATCACCGCGATCAAGAGGCCGACATCGTGAGCGACCCGCGCAACCCGAAGCGTCCGGACGGCCCGGATGGCGACTCCTGGGCCATTTGCCGCGGCTGCATGCGCGGCGCGCCACACGTGAACGCCATTCGTCACGCGAAGAAGTGCCGCGGCCGCAGCGTGTTCACCGTACACGGAGTGGACATGAAGGGCGGCGAGCCCGCGCGCATCACCAACCCGACGACGTTGCAGCGCATCGCCGAGGGTCTGCGCAGATACAGGGGGCACCGCTCATGAAGCGTCGACGAACGCGCCTGACAGTCCTCCTCCTGCGTGGCGTTTTCGATCGCTACACCGCGCGCGCCACAATCGAACAGGCGAAGTGCCGCGAGGGATATCGTCCCTTTCTCGTGCTCGAGTTTCAAAACCGTGCATCGGCACTCTCGCCGGCGGCGCAGGAGCGGATCGCTAGGAAGGCGCTGCGCGCGTTGGCCGAGGAGTTCGGCGTCGAGGTGGGCCCTACCGAGTACGAGAGCGAAGGCGGCGCGCGGATACGCCTCGGCGTCGACGACTGAGGTTTGACCGCCGTTCGTCATAGCGTATAATCGCCCTCGGGCCAATGAACACCGGAGGACGTGCAGAAAGCCGCGCGGACAGGACTGGACGCCTCACGCATGGCGTTATCGCATCACCGTGACGGCGGCCCGACTCTTTGACATCTGAGGTCACCGGCGACGCGCCGTAGCCTCCACATGACGAGCATCACGTTGCGCAGGAACGCCGCCGTGATGCTCGTCGGGGGCGCCATCCGCGGCGTCGGTTAAATGGTTCCGGACGGATGGGCATGCGGCATCCGGGATCGACGTATTCGGGGATCGCCAAGACGGTAAGGCACGAGATTTTGGCTCTCGCACGCGGAGGTTCGATTCCTCCTCCCCGAGCCAACCACAAAGCAAAGCTCCTGGGCGGTTTGCTGGTAGACGCGAGGGGATCAAAGCTCGGGACGGAGACCAGACGAGACTACGGCGGGTCCTTCGCAAGCGACCCGCGGGGCGGTGACGCAATCGCCGACATGCGCAGACCAGCGCAGCGTCGCGGGTTCCTCAGAGAACCCGAGAATGGTTCGGCCGGTGAAACGCCGGCGCTGCACCGACAGGTAACGGGGCATACCCCGAGAGAGGCCGCGAATCACGTAACCGCCCGCGCGCGTCCGTGACCGTTCGGCCGTCGATTTGAACCCGCACGAGGGGCCGCCGGTGATTCGGCGGGACGTTCCGCTCGAGCGGGTTGTAGCGCCGCAGCGCGGAAGGCGGCGCAAGTTTTTCGACAGGAGGGACGACATGCAATTCCCCGAACGACCCACGTGCCACCAATCCGACGTCCAGTCCATCGCCTTTCTCGGCAGAGAGCGTCCGAAAGAGTGGCCCGTCGACATGCCCGACTACAGGGATGCGAACGGTTTCCTCTGGCACACCGCCGGCGTGCGTCAGCACACCTACGAGCAGGTCGACGGCGAGTGGCGCGAGACGGGCGAGAAGTGGGAGGCCGAGCCGTTCCGCACGTGCGGCTACTGCGGATCGATCCACCCCGAGGACCTTCTCCGGTTCCTCGACGCCGGCGCGCAGCTCGGCGGCGCCGACTGGAAGTACGGATGGCCGCACAAGTTCTACGTCGAGAACATCCCGAACCCGCAGCCGGAGCGGCTGTACGTCATCAGCACGACGAGCCAGGGCAGCCGCGTGCTCGACGTGAAGTACGGCACGCGTCAGACCCTGCACGCGAAGTGGTACAACAACCACATCACCGACGATGGCTTCGACGACGAGGCCCGCGCGAAGCTCCTCGCCGCGCTCGAGCGCCACGCCGACATCGTTTTCGAGATCGTCGACGGGAAGCTCCACTACCGCGCGCCGTCCGCCGGCTACCAGCGCAGCAATCTGCCGTCGCTGCGCGACCTGCACAGCGAAGACGGCGACGTTCACCCGATCTGACGGAGGAGCTATGGGCTGGAGCATTGGATTCGATGAACGGTGGCAACGCGATGTCGGCTACGGCGTGCCGGCGATCTGCGATCAACCGACGTGCTTTGCGCCGATCGATCGCGGGCTCGCGCACGTCTGCGGCGAGCAACCGTTCGGAGGCGAGCACGGATGTGGCCTGTACTTCTGCGCCGACCATCTCGAGTACTCCCACCTGAGCGAAACCGACACGACGCGCTTGAGCCGTTGCGAGCGGTGCATCGCAGGGCGTGAACCATTCCGTCCCAAGGCCGACGTGCCGCGGTGGATCGCGTTCAAGCTCGCGGATGCGAGCTGGCAGCAATGGCGAGACGAGAACGCTGTCGAGGTCGCGCAGCTCCGCGCATTCCTCGCGGCAAAGGGGAAAGGCATGGATTTCGGCCGAGCACTCGCCGCGCTTCGGAGCGGCAACCGCGTCAAGCGTTCCGGATGGAACGGAGAACCGCTGGATCTCGTGCTCAAGACGAGCGCGGAAGTCGAACTGTCGTGCATCTACATGCGGATGGCGAGCGGTGATCAGTTCCCGTGGATTTCGCCGCAAGCCGACCTGCTCGCGTTCGACTGGTCGATCGTCGCGCCGGAGGGCGTCGAAGACACGCTGCTCGTGTGCTCGGCCGATTCGCGCAACGCCGTCACGATCACCATGGTGATCGCTGGACGCCGCTTCGACGTGATCGCGCAGACCACCGCGAACCTCCTGGCGTGCGCTCTGGAAGCCACCTCGCTCGAGCAGTACGACTGGCCCGTGATCGAGGTGCGCTTCGAAGACGGCACGTCCGCGACTCCGAGCACGCGCATCAGCGATGTGCTCGGCCGCGGCGTCATCTTCGTGAATGCGCCGCCGTCACGCGACGCCGTGCAGGTCAAGGCATGAGCGACGACGCCAAGCAAATCCGTTGTGACCACTGCCGCAAGCAAACGCCGGCGAACGACGCGATCGGTTGCGCACTGCTCTACTGCGAGACGTGGTTCTGCAGCAAGGAATGCCGCAACGCGCATCGCATGCAGGAGCACTGATGAGATACCGCGACCACCGCGGGGGCTTGGGGGAATCTCTTGCGACGCAACGGGAAGTGAGTACGTGGGACGAGTTGGTCGCCACGGTTCGCGATGCGTTGCGTGGGTGGTTCGTTTTCGAGGATTCGGCGCTTCATGTCGAGGCGTACGGCGGCGATGACGATCGCATTGGATGGAAGGACGTGCAGATCGTAACCGTCGACGGATGGGGGCCTGTCGGATTCGTGGAATGGGGCGACGCGCTCAGCCGGCCAGGCGCAAGCGAGAAGGAGAAGCGCACAGCGGAACGCCGCCGCGCTGTCGCTTTGGCGCGTGAGCGCATTTACCGAACGGGATGACAGTGATGCCGCTCATATTCGAAGATCCGGAGCTCTTCGCACGACGCCGCGACCGCGCGATGCTTGCGCTGATCGAATTCATCCACTGGAACATGCTGACGGAGCTCGGATGGCCTGGCGCTGTCGTGCAACTTGAGGCGGCCCGTGACGAGATGCCGGATTTGTTCGTACTCGAGCTCCTACGCTACGAGGAGCGCCACCGCCGGATCCCGGTCGTCGACATCGACGAGGTGATCGCGTGCGCCGAGGAATGGCCGGAGATCGCGCACCAGCACGGCTACACGAACGGCATCGTCGTCGGCGTCGAAGTCATCCGCGCCGTGCGGGCGGACGGCACGCCGATTCGAAACGAGGACTGGTGACCCGGATGAAGCGTTTCGCGATGAGCCCCGAGCAGCTAGAACGGTTGTACGCGGCCAGCAGACCGGTGATGTGCATCGTCGGAACGTGGCCCGGCCCTGTTCCACCAAGTCCCCAGGAGAACGCGAACCGCTTCTGGCAGCAGCTCGGCGACGAGATGGGTTTCGCATGGGAGACAGCGCGACCCATTGCCGGCGAGCCGGATTCGATTTTCGAGGCTGAAGAGACGCTTCTACATGCGGTCCGCAGCCGCGACGGTGTGCCGCCCGATGAACCCGCGCGCGTCGTGACGCTGATGAAGTGCGGCGGGGATGGCTGTTGGGCTTGCGCAGCAGGGGAGCCGCAATCCGTGCTCGCCACGAAAGACGAGTGGGAGGCCGCCGTTCGAAAGCTCGGGTCGAACCCCGTCGACGTGTAGGCCCATGCCGGTTGATGTTGAACTGCTCGGCCGCCCGCGCTCATGCCGCTTCCGCGGCCTTCCGCCGCCCGCTGGCGCCGTCTTGCGCGCGCGCCGCGCCTGGTACGTCGTGCTCGCCGTCCGCGCGACGCGCAGCACCGATTACCCGTCGAATCTGACCATCGGCCGCATCACCGAGACCACAGCGCGATCGCTCGCTGCCGCCGGCGCGCCGCGGTGGTCATTTGCATGGGACCGCGGCCGCCGGCGAAAAGTCTGACGGAAACTCTCGCGAGTTTCCCGGAAACATCAGCGTTTGTATCGCTCGATCGCGTCGATGTGCGTCCGCGCGATGCTGCACGGTTTGCGCGGACTGCACGTGGCGCAGGTCTGCTCGTGGTCGCGGAGCTCGCGGCGGGCGTGCTCGCAGCGGCGGCGGGCCTCGAGATCGCTGATGCTACGCGGTGGGCGGGCGGGGGCGGTTGCCTTGCGGCGCGTCGTGTTTTTCATGCTTCTACAGACACGGCCACGCCGGGAAGGTGGCGCGGCACGATCTAGATTCTTCTATGACCCCATAGAAGCGAGAGCAGCTATCATCCCGGACGGCGAAGCGCGCTGCATGGCGGCGCGGGTGTCCAGCGGTCGACGCCGTAACATTCGTGGCGGGCTCACTCGACGGAGCCGACAGCTACGGGCGCGTGGACGACAAGCGAGACGATTCCCCGGTGCAGCGCGTGAGCCTCCAACTTTGCTACGCTGGCGGCCGATGAAGGGCGTCATCCTCTCCCACGTCGAGCAGGTCGAATACATGAAGGAGCGTGCGCGTCAGCTCGCCGCCGAGATGGCGTCGAAGCTCGATCCGCGCGAGGCCGTCAGCGATCCCGCCGCATTCGTTGAACGCCTGCTGATCGCACTCCTGGCAGTACTCGGCCCTGACGCCGTCGCGCTCGCGCGTGACGCCGCGGAGTACGCCGCGCAGCTCGGTCTCCCGACACTCTCGGCCGACCGCGTGAAGGAAGTGACAGCAGAAGCCGAGCGTCGCTTCTATGCCTCCGCCGCGCCGGCGCTGAAGGATGTCGTTTTGCAGATCGCTGCCCGCGTTGGCGACATCGCGGCCGCCGGCGTCGCGCTCCCGATTGCCGCTGCGGCCCTCGGCACCATCGCCACTCAGGCGGCCCTGCTCGCGCCGCTGACCGGCGTGGCGAAGCGCCTGTCCGCGAGCTACATGCAGTTCGTCGAGCGCGACGTGAACGACGCCGCGGCCAACGATCTGCTCGAGCGGTCAGCAACTGACCGGAAGTTCGCGGAAACGCGGACGTTCACGTGGATCGCGGTCATGGACCGCAACACGTGCGACAGCGAGGCGAAGGACGCATTCAACCACGCATGCGCGCCACGGCACGGGCACATGGCCGACATCGGAACATGGCGCGCGTACGGGCTTCCCGGCTCGCCGGTGCTCATCTGCTCGATGCACGCGCCCCGTGGCGCAAGCCCGTGCCGATGCATCGTGGCCGACAGCGAAGTCGTGGGCGGACTCGGGCCGATCGACGCTTCGGAAGCCGTCAAACGCGGCCGCGATCGCGCGCGCCCGGCTCGCTGAGCGGTTATACGTGATGTGAAATCGTCACGATAACCCGCATTCAACATCACGACGAATATTCGTGCGGCCCCGCGCAAACGCTCCAAACGAAAGACTTGCAAAGTCTCCCCCCACTTGTGGCACCGTCGTCACATCCGGTTGAGGCTGGGCCTCCACCAATCGTCCAAAAGCGGTTCAAAAAGTTCGGAGGATTTCACCGCATGCGTGACCTGCATCTGCGCTCGGGCTGGGCCCATTTCCGCGCAACCATGGCTGAGCCTTTCACTCGTCGTCGGTCGTCGTTTCTCGGGGCTCCGCTCCAAGTAGAGGGCGAGCCGGGGAGTGGTGGCGGCGGTGGTGGCGGAAACGGAAACGGCGGCGGGGGCGGCGAGGGCAACAACGGCGGCGGCGACGGCGGGGCCGGCGGCGCGGGCGGTGAAGACGAAGCGGCCAAACGTGCCGCGCAGGACAAAAAGCTCACCGAGGAAGCGGCGGCGTGGCGTCTCAAGTATCGCGGTGCGGAATCCCGCATCAAAGAGCTCGAGGACGCGCACAACGCATCCAAGGCGGCGCTGGAAGCACAGATCGAGGAGCTGCGTTCGCGCGGCGGCAGCGGCAAGGACACCAACCCCCAGGGTGGAGCTGGCGCGCAGCCGATCGAATCGCACCCCGAGTTTCTGAAGATTCAGCGCACCGTCAAAGAGCTCAGCGACAACCTGCGCACCGAGCGCGAAACCCTCGCGAATGAGCGCAAGGCGCTCCGCACCGAGAAGATTCAGCGCGCGGTTTCCGAAGTCACCGGCGAGGGCAAGTTCCTCATGCAGGGTGTCTTCCGGAAGATGCTCACCGACCGGGTGGACATCGCGAAGGACGGCGCTGTCGTCCTGAAAGTCCCGAACGAAGTGGGCGGCACGGACGATGTCCCGTTCACGCTGCAGAACGTCCTGAAGTACCGCCCGATCGAGGAGTTCGACAGCTTCCTGCCGTCGAACGGCTCGGCCGGTTCGGGCTCCGGCGGCGGCAACGGCAACGGCGGCGGCAACGCTTCCGATGGTGTGGACTGGGCGAAGGTGAACGCCAACGATCTCGATTACATCCAGAAAAACATGACCAAGATTACCGCTGCATTGGGTCGGTAGGGCCTACCCCACGCTGCGCTGATCTCCAACAAATCGAAAGAGTTAGGAGATAACGCATCATGGCTAACCAGTTCGCAAACATTGCCGAACAGATCAACTTCTTCGGCAACCTCGTTCTCATCCAGCTCCGCCAGGAGCTCGGCCTCGTCAACCGCGTCAACCGCAACTACCGCGGCGCCGCCGAGGCGTCCGGATCGACCGTCACGGTTCCGACCATCGACATGAGCGGGACCGCGCAGACGCGCGCCGTGGGTGGCGGCGTCACGCGCAACTCCGGTGCGTCGAAGCTCACCAGCGTGACGATGCAGCAGGTCACGTACTCGTGGGACCTCGACAACCTGCAGCAGACTTTCAGCAACGTCAACCTGATGCTCGAGATGGCGCAGCGCGGCGCGATCAAGATGGCCGATGGCATCGAGGGCATGATCTCGGGCCTGTGGCCGATGATCCCGTACCGCGTCGGCACGCTCGACGGCAGCGCGGCGTTCAACTCCACCGACAAGGTCAAGGAATTCGCCCGCGCGAAGAAGGTCCTCAAGGACAACCTCGCCCCGGTCGACCGCCTCTTCTCGATCCTCGGCACCACCGAGGAGTTCAATCTCACCACGCTCGACATCTACACGCAGGCGCAGCAGTCGGGCGACCCGACGCAGCTCCGCACCGGCGCGCTGAAGCCGATCCTCGGCATTCAGCCGTACACGTCGCAGGCGGTGCCGACGAATATCGCCTTCACCTCCGTCGCCGACTGGGGTACGCCGACCATCTCGGGCACGCCCGCGATCGGCTCGACGACCATCAACATCGCCGGCGCCGGCGCGTCGAAGACGCTCACCAAGGGCAGCATCATCACCATCGTCGGCGGCGGCACCACGCCGCACGGTGACCCGCAGCCGTACTCGCTGACGGCCGACGCCACCTCCAGCGGCGGCGGCGCCGCGACGCTCTCCATCTCGCCGGCGCTCAAGGGCGCTCCGTCGAATGGTGCGGCGATCACGCCGGTGGCGCACACCAACACCCATTCCATCAACCTCGTGGCCGACCCGGCCGCGTACCTGCTCGTCATCCGCCCGCAGGCGGATTTCGTTCCGGGCGCCGGCGTGCTGTCGACCACGTTCACCGATCCGGATTCGGGGCTGACGTTCCGCCTGCACATCGAGGCGAACGTCGCGCGCGACACCGACGCGGGCCGCGCGTACACGCAGGTTATGACGCTCGACATTCTCGCCGGCGTCAACATCATCCGTCCCGAGCTGGCGGTGCGTTTCGAGGGCGAAGCGTAAAGCCGGTGAACCGTTTTCTTTCGTTCGCAGTTCGCACGGCGGGGGTCTCAGGCTCCCGCCGTTGCGTTTTTCCGGGAGGCTACTGATGTCGTCGAACGAGCAATCGAAGCCCGCTGCTGCCCCGTCCCCCGCCAGAGTCGGCTCGAAGCCGAACCTCGAAATGTCGGAGAAGGCGCTGAACCTCGTCCTGCAGTTCGAAGGATTCGACGAGGGCGGATGGCCTGGCGGTGCATCCGGAATCACGATCGGATACGGCTACGATCTCGGCTACCACACCCTCGGGCAGTTCGGGGCAGATTGGCGTCTGCGCCTCTCGGTCAACGATTTTCAGATTCTCCGGGCGCTCGTCGGTATCACGGGCACCCGCGCGCGCGACCGGGCTCGCTCGGCCCGCGGCGTCACCATCAAGCGCGACGACGCCCGTGCAGTATTCGCCACCTCGTCGATCCCGCGTGCGATCGCGGCGACGCTGGAAGCGTTTCCGGGCGCCGAGAAGTTGCCGGCCGATGCCGCCGGCGCGCTCATCTCGCTCGTCTTCAACCGCGGCGGTCGGATGAACGACCGCGATGAGCGCCTACAAGAGCGCCGTGAGATGCGTGCAATTCGCGATGTCGTCGGGGCTTTCAGCGCCGGCGCCAGAGCGGAAAGCGAGGCCCTCATGGAGATCGCGATGCAACTCCGCTCCATGACGCGCCTCTGGGAGGGGGCGAACCTGGGTGGCCTCATTCGCCGGCGCGAGGCAGAGGCCGCCCTGGTTGAATCCTGCATCACGGGCGTCGGCGCGCCCGCCAAATCGAACGCTGCCCGGTCGTCGTAACCGGGCTCGAAACGCATCGGAGGTACCGTGAAGAACCCGCTCAAAGCATCGCTCCTCGTCATCTACTCGCTCGCATTCGTGCTCCTGACCAGTTGCAGGAGCGGCAGCGGCGCCGCGCCGCATGTCACGCCCGACCAGATCATCACCGTCGCAAAGCTCGGCGCGCACTTCGCCGGCGAGACCTACATCAATCAGCATTGCAAGGACGGGCTTTTCGCCGGCGTGCCGTGCGATGAGGCGGCGGCGCAACTGGCGGCGACCATCGATACGCTCGCCGCGGATGCGCAGCCCGGCGGAGTCGTGGATCCGGCATCGCGAGAGGCGACGCGCCACGCGGCCGCGACGCAATTCGCTCGATCACTGCATCCCGAAGATTTCGCCGGCACGGACGACGCTGCGAAGGAGCGCCAGGCGAGGGACATCGCTGCGGTGCGGCCGATCGTGAACGTGATCGGCGACGCCTTCCTCCTCGCTCTCGGCAAGTAGTCGCCGTACCCGCGGGAGTCGACATGCAATACGACCGGCGCCTTTCACTGGACCTCGGCGAGCACGCGATCGCCATCTACGAGCTCTCCAACGGCTTCGACCGGTGGGCGAGGGAGCGCGGCTATGTCGGCGCCGACATCATCGACCGCGGCGCGACGCAGATCGGGATCGCGTACTCACCTGAACGCATCACGATCGTGGCGCGTGGGTCGTCGCAGTTCGGCGACTGGGTGAACAACTTCACGCCGTTCCGCGCCCGGTGGATCACCCGCACGATCGCGAACGGGGTGCAGATGGCGCCGGGCCGCATCCATCTCGGGTTCCGGTTGCAGATCGAGCGCGCGGCGATCGAGCTTCTGGTCACGGTGCGCGAGCTCCGCAGCCGGTACCCGAACGCCGCAATCATGGTGACGGGTCATTCCCTCGGCGGCGCGCTCGCGACGCTCATTCGCGTGCTGCTCGAGCACGACGCGATCCCCGTCGCCGCCACCTACACCTTCGAATCCCCGCGCGTCGGGAACGGGGAATGGGCGCGCTGGTACGACAGGAAGTACGGCTCCGACACCTTCCGCGTGGTCAACATCAACACGGGCGAGCAGGACATCGTCACCCGTGTGCCGCTGTCGTGCTTCGGATGGCGCCATGTCGGCGGGCCGGTCATCCTCTGCGAAGGGCGGGCGTACGAGTCCGAAAAGCTGTGGGAGGACCACCGCCGGCGAAACCCGGTCGGGATTCTCACGCACCTCCGCGTCGTGCGGCGCGCGTGGCTGAGCGTGGCGGCGCACCTCGGGCAGTCGCTGTTGCGCGAGTTGCGCCTGCAGGCGGGCGTGTAAACTGTTGAGCACCAACGCGCCGGGCCTGCCCCGTCGTGATTCGTCCATCGGAGGTTTTTCATGAGCTCCATCAACGTGATCCTGCCAGGTCAGGACCGCAAGATCGTCATGGTGTACATCCCGCCGGACGGCGAGCCGAAACCATGCTACGAGGATTACCTGGCCGAGGCGTATCGCGACGGCTACCGGCGGTATGAGGAGCCGAGCGCGGCGCCGGCGGCGGTGCCCGCTGGCATCGCACCGGAGGAGACGGCGTCCGACAAGGCGGAGCGCATCGAGCGTGAGTGGGACGAGCGCGAGATGAAGCTCGAGGAGCGCAGGATCGATCTCGGTCTTGCCGGCGTACCGAAGGCGGATTGTGCGACTTGCGGCGGCACCGGCCTCACGGCGGACCTCGCCGCGCCATGCGAGACGTGCTACCCGTGGACGAAGCCCGACGACGCGCATGCCGATGCGGACGGGAAGGCGCAGGTCGACACCCCGCCGATCGGCGGCGACAACGGCAGCGCCATCGTGGGCGCGCCGGAACCTTTCAGCGTGACGGTGACCGGAACCGGATACACCGAAGGTGCGGTCGTTCTGCCGACCACGGCGCCGGCAAGCTGCACCGAGAAGGACTGCAGCGGGCTTTGCGGAATCTGTCCGCCGCCGCGGAAGGTCACGGTGCGGCAAGGGCGCGAGCTCAATCGCAACCGCCGCGCACGCGGTCTTGATCCTCTCCGGATCGTCGACGGCATCGTGAAAGGTCGTGAGTGATGCCGGCTTACGACGACCTCGCCGAGAAGGCAATTCAGCGCATCACGGAAACGGCCGAAACGCAAAAGATTGCGGAGCACATGGCGCAGCAGATCGCGGATCACGTCGACACGCAGATTGCCGGTGTGCCGATCTCGTCACTGTGGCCGCGCCCCGACTACGTCACCGGCGTCGACCTGGCGCGCGGCGCTGATCGCGGCCACATCCACCTCGTGAAGCCGTCTGAGCTCGGCGGCAGCCAAATGACCGCCGATCAGCAGCCGAATGACAGCCAAACGGCGGTCATGGACCGATGGAACCGCGATCCGGTAGCGTTCGCGCGCGACATCGGCCTCCACCTCGACCGGCGCGAGGAGAAGGCGTTGCGCGACGCCATGAAGGGCGAGACGCGTGGCGGCCGCCGTCACCGTCGCACGCTCGAGCGCGTGCGAGTGAAGATGGAAGCCGCGCTCCGCCGCATCGCCGTACAGAACGGGAGCGGGAAGTGACGGAACCGTTTCGGCCGATTCTCATCAAGCAATGCGACGTGACGATCGGTTACGCCGAGGGCTTGACGATCGCGCCGGCGGAGAAGCCGAAGCCGGCGCCGCCGCTTACGGCCGGACCGCTGCGCGTCAGCGAAACGATGGATCTACAGTTCGCCGACATCCGGTTCTACGAGGCGGCGCGGCGATCGTGCGCGTCGCGCATCACGGTTGATGTCGGCCCATACCTGGCGCTGCTGCGCAAGAACCTTCTGCGTCTCGCCGAGGAGATCGTCTACGGCCGCAAGCTCGTGCCGTGGGAGCGAATGAAAATCGCGGAGCTCGAGCGCAGCTCGGCCATGGATTTCCTGCCGGCCGACGACCTCGAGGCTCTGCAAATCCTCGTCAAGGCGATTCACGCGCGGATCGGCGCGTCGCGCGCGCAGAACCGCCGCCGGCGAAAGGCTTCGCACCTGGAGACGCTGCGGCACATGCGGCGGAACCCGAAGCACTTCATCGACCTGCGCTACTGCCACAAGGTGATCCGCGCGCGCTGCGGTGCGTGTCGCGCGCTGTACGCGACGGAGACCTTCATCAGCTTCCGTCTCACGAACGGCCGTCGCACTTACCTCGTCGAGCGGGAGGGGCTGCTCGAGTGCGGCCACGGCTCGATCTTCCTTTACCCCGTGGAGTGGGAACGCGATGGCCTCCCGATCGCAGCCGCAAGCCAAAGCCCGCGAGATTGATCCGCAACGGCTGCGCGAGCTCATCGAGCACGTGCGCAAGCGGGCCTTCGAACGCATCGGTATCGATTTCGAGATCACCGACGCCCGCTACGGCGAACTACGTGCGCGATGCCGGGAGCGCCGCGGGACCTACATCGGTTACCGCGGGCACGGAGAGATATGGCACCTCACCGTCTGGCGTGGCGTCGTGCTCTACGTCATCTACAAGCGCCGCGAGGACGAGCTCGTGACGGTTGTCAGCGAGACCATGTTTCAGGAAAACTGGGTGGCAACGTATCCCGGCGGCAAGGTCCGCCGCCGGCGATGAAGGGAGATCGTCCATGAGCCTCATTCCGCTTTCCGATCCGGACATCGCCGTCATTCGGCGTCAGTACATCAAGGATCTTTACGTCCCGCCGGTGCCGAACGTGTCGGTCGCCGAGGCGTTGTCGCACTACAACGCCGCGAACCGGAAAAACTTCATCAGCGACGACGACCTCAAGGCGAAGGCGGTCAATGTCGGGCGGGCGTACCGCGAGGAAATCGGCGGCGTGTACGACGAGGAGATGGGCAAGCAACTCGTCGGAGGCGCCGACGAAACCACCGCAGATACCGAAGCGATGGGGATGCAGAAAGACGCGTTCTTTCGTCTCATCCGCGCGAGCGTCCTCGAGGACATGATGATCGATCCCGGCTTCTGCGGATCGATCACCGACAACGACCAGCGCAGCGCGCTCTTCAAGACGTGGAAAGAGCAGATTCTCAAGGACCGGCAGTTCACGAAAAATCGCACGACGGCGCCGTTCCGGTCGATTGCGCTCGAGAGGTACTGAGCATGTTCGCACACGTCATGGGTGTCACCGAGGGACCCGAAGAAGAGATTCTTTCGGTCACGCTGGTGCATGAAGTGCCGCGCAAACCGACGCGAACGGAGCGAGTTGTCGATCGACTTCTGTTCTGGCGGCCGACGCCGCGGCGCTTCGACCGCATCGAGTTGCACTTTCCGCATGTGGCCATGGCAAAGCTCGCGTATGGCGTCGCGGTCGATGGCACGATCACCTCGACGATGACCTTTACCGCCACAGCGGACGAGAAGGTCAAAGCGCGTCTCCTACATCCGCCTGAGTCGTACGCCACTGTCGATCTGAAATCGTTTCTACGGAGCTGACACACGCCATGGCGCTCGGATTCGGAGGCAGCACCACGGGAAACGCAAGCATGGCGCTCACCGCGCTCGTGCAGCGCCTTTCCAACACGCGGCCGCTGGTCGAAAAGATGACCGAGCGGTCCGCGGCGTCGCAGCAAAAAAACATCGACGAATCGCACTCGCCTGCTGGCGATGCGTACCCGCCGCTCGCCGACTCGACCAAGGCCGGGCGCGGGTTCGGGCATCCATACGGCGACCTCCCGCTCAAAGACTCGGGCGACATGTACGGATCGATCCAAGCTCACGCGGAGCTGCAGAGCGAGACGAGCGGATGGGCCGGTCCCGATGAGATGGTCGCGCCGTACTTTGCATATCAGAACCAGGGCGCGCCGCGCGCCGGCATTCCAGTTCGTCAATTCATCGGCATCTCGGCGGACGACACGACCGGATGGCAGGATGATGTTCACCAGTTCGCCGCGCACGCGGTAGGAGGTTGATCGTGCCCACATACCCGACGCCGAATCCGGAAGTGACGATCGTCAAGAACGGACTGCTCGCGCTTCTTCGCAACATCGCGTACCTCGACCCGACGCACGGCGGCACGCTGGAGGCGGTCAACGATCCGAAGCTCGTGCTCGAGTGGAAGAGCTACACGCCGCCGACGATGGTGCTGGCGTTCGCCGGCGCCGTGCTTCGCGGGGACCCGACGACAAAGGCGCAGGATGCGGGCGTTTTCGAGGAGTGGTGGCACTGGTCGATATTCGTCATCGCCGGCAACTACGACATCACCGGTGCCGGCGTAGGCGATCTGTATCCTGGCGATCCCGGCGTCGAGGCCATGATCAGCGACGTGCGCGCGGCGACGTACGGGCGCACGGTGCTGCTGACGCCGCACATCGTCAAGGCGTTCCCCGCAAGCCCGTCGATCGCGCCCATGCCGCTCGATCGAGAGCGGGTGGTCTACCGCCTGGGCCTGCGCACGAATTGGCTCGTGAACACGCCGATTCCATGAGCGGGCCGACGATCCGCGATTATCTCGACCACTTCATCGGTCGCACGGTCGTCGACATCACCTCGCATGATCCCGGCGTCGACGATCCCGAGACGGCGCACATCACGCTCATGTTCGACGATGGATCGCACATCAAGATTCCGCTCGGCGAGAGCGGGTTGCCGTGGGGCGTCACGAACGATTGCCTCGATCATGCCGGCTGCATCGCCGGCGAGGACCGTCCGCCCGATCCCGCGCTCCTCATTCGGGGCACGCCGTGACGCACTCCCTCATCACGCACGAGCGGACGCCGTTCATCCTGGCCGATACGTGGTGCGGGCCGCGGTTCCTCGGCCGCCGGCGGTGCTTCGCGTGTGGAGCTCGAGCACGGCGACGGCGCCGCGTCACGCTAATGCTCGTGAATCTCGCGACGCTGGACGTAGCACCCCCGTACATTCAGCCGCGGCGCTGGCCCGTCTGCTGGCGCTGCGCGCGCGAGCTGCGGTAGGATCACCCGGCCCGGTGTGATGCTTCTCCGCGTGGCCATCGCAAGGTGGACCGTTTCGCGGGAGCACACCGGCGCTCTCTGCGCGCTGTGAATAATCCGGCGCATAAAATGCGCGCGAAAAGACAAAGTGCCAAGCATCAGACGTGGTAACCCATTGAGATGCAGCGGTTTCAGCGTATACCGGCCACGTCGATCTGCAGTGAATCAATCCTCGACGGGCGTCGCCGATGCCTCGAGAGGCAGCATTCCGGTCTGCGGCGGCGGTGCCGCGGTGACATCCTCGACGTAGAGCTCAGGATTCGCGCAGTTGCGGTGACGCACGCGGGCGCCATCGAAAAACCACTTATCATGTCGGCGGATGGGCTGTTCGCATGCGTAGCAGATGCGCACGGCCTTTCCAACAGGCCAGGGCTGATGACAGGTCGGGCAGCGGCGCGGTTCGCTCATGATCAGAACCACGGCAGCGACGAAGACACCGAGTAGACCTTCCCGCAGAAACACTGCGCCGTCATTTTGCCCACGCGACCGACGCGCACGGTGATAACGCGCTTGCAGCGCGCGCAGCGAAATGACTTCTCGTCGTGGGGCTCGTCGACCGGAGGCTCATCGACGGTGCGGGTCGGCGCGCTCATTCGGCACCACGCACCACATCAATGATGGTTTCTGAGCGCCATTCCGACGTGCCGACCTTGCCGCTGTTACGGCGGAACGTGACCTCGTGGTGTCGCGCCGTCGTGCGCGCACCGCGAGACACGCTGACGATCGTGCGTTTCGTGGACGGCAGGTAGTCTCCAGGGCAAAGGTCGGCAACGCGAACGCTGATCGTGCGCGCGCGCATCGCATTGCGCGTCTGCGCTTCGGCGGCCACGCGCTCTGCGGTCTCACGAGTGTTGAATGGCCCGTAGGTTGCGCCGGCGAGCAGGATGGTGATGCCGTAACGGGTTTCGGTGTATTGCGGCGTGTTGTCGTTCGTCGTTTCCATGCTCACAATGTAATGCTTACCGGTGAGCATTGTCAAGGGCGTGGTGTAGAATCTTTGCCAGTCGAGTCGAGACCACGCAGCACCTGCAGCACCACGTCACGTCAAGTACAGGAGGGAAGTCATGGATAACACAGGACAGTCCGGCGATCAGACGCCGGCGACGACCGCCAACAACAGCAGCGGCGGTTCGGTCACATTCACCATTCCCGGCGCCGTCCAAACCGGCGCGCCCAACGCGATCGCCGCGGGAAACCCCGGCAGCAGCAGCACTACGAGCGGCGCGCCGTCACGCGTCGTGCCGGCTGATTTCAGCACATATCAAGCGCGCGTTTTTGCGATCCGCGAGTTGCGCGATTTCGTGCAGCACCTTGTCGGCGACATGCTGACGATCATCGATGCTTCGGTGATCAACCCGCAGCAAAATCGCGCGTTGAAATCACTGTTCAAGCGCGCTGCGTGGGACGATCACTACACAAAGGCGCTGGAGTGGGCGGAGCGACAGATCGAGGTCGAGTATCGCGCGCTGGCCGCGTGGGATGAGTATCGCAACAGCCAGCGGGCGGCCACGAGCGCGAGCGAAGGCCCGTTCCCCGTCGCGCCGCAAACGTGGAAGGATGTCGACGAGTACCTGCGCCGCGCTCCGCTCGATACCTTCAACGTCTTCCCATTCAGCCGCACGCCAGGCCAGGAGCCCGTCGACGAGCGCGCAGCCGATCCTCGCTGAGTCACATACCCGTCACATAAAAACGACTCGACTACAGGGCGCGGCGCGGAGCCGCGCCCTTCTCCTTTCAACGAGTTACGCCGTCGTCGACCGTCGTCAGGTCCTGCCACGGGATCGACCAGAGCTCCGAAAACTCATAGCGAACGTGTGCCGCTTCGGCTTCGGCGTCGAAGCACTCCGGGCACACGCTTCGATTGTCGCAGCCATCGCCGAGCACCGCACGCCAGACCTCGCGCGCCACACGAAATCCGATCGTGCATCGCCGGTCGCACAACGCGCAAGTTGTCGTGATCGGGGCGGGAAGCGATGAGCACGTGCGATCCGATCCGAGCAGGATCATGTCGAGACGGCGCTCCATCTCGGCGTCGAATGGCTCGAGGAAGCCGGCGATCGCGTACAGCATGGAAGAGAGGCGGGTTCGGATGTTCTTCATGCCATCTGAAGACACGAACCCGCGAAGAAGGTGGCGAGGCGCGCGTCTCATACCAATTTCGTGAGCTCGCGAAAATGGTCCGAGGCGAACGTTCCACGTGGAACACGCATCGGAAAGAACCCGATAACAATGGCATTCTTATCGGGTGGTCATCATGTTGACCACAAAGTCAACTTATTGACCATTTCGGCGCGGATGTAAAGCGTCTCTTTACGTCTTTACATTCCGCCTTGCCTGAACCGCATCGACATACGCCGCCGGCGCGCCGCTCAGCCAGCACCACGGCCTCGTCCACGTGTCTGTATGGTTCGTCGTCTTGTGCATCGGAAGGTGCGCCGATGGCAGCAGTCGCCGTCCGCACGCCGGGCAAGGCGTCCTGCGTGAGCGCGCTGCCGCGCGTCGTCTTCGCTGTTGCCGCCGGCCCATGGTGTTGATCGCATTGTAGCGACGGCACTTGCGAAGTCACCCCGCCTTTGTGCCACTCTGATCGCGTCATTCGACGCTTCTGAACCTGACGGCAGGGCCGCTCCGGTTCACTGGGGGGCGTTGGAAAGTAACCGCCGAGAACCTTTCTGCATGGGGGTGCAGATCGGAACGAAGCGGCAAAACGGTCCAACAACTCATTTTCAGTGAAGGAGTCGCGCCATGCTTCCTCCGGTCGCACAGGGAACCAGTGAGTCCCTGACCCTCGGCTTCGAAAACGGCTTCAAGACCATGCCCAACTCGCCGGTTCCCGGCGACAAGGTGCCGGTCACGAACCCGAATATTCGTCCCGAGCGAAACAAGTTCACCTCCAACGCGCTGACCGGCTCTCCCGAGCCGCGTCCTGTCATCTTCGGCAAGATCGGCGTGTCCGGTTCGTTCGGTCTCGAGTGCAACCCCGCTTCCCTCATGCCCGTGTGCAAGGGGCTCTTCGGCGGGACGCGCACGAGCGGCGTCGCCGGCGTCTACGCCATCGAGTACTACCTCTCGACGATGCTGCCGATGTTCGTGCAGCAGAACCACACCGACATCAATCAGTTTCTCCTCTGGAACGGCATCTTCCTCGGCTCGACCACGTGGACGTTCGGCAGCGAAGGTCTGATGGAGGCCACCGTCAACGTGATGGGCGCGAAGGAAACCGTTTTCTCCGCGAACCAGGTCGACGGCACGATCACCGACCGCACCGGTTACGAGCCGTTCTCGTACCTCGCCGTCGTCGTCAAGAAAGCCGGCACCATCCTCGGCTACTCGCAGAGCGTCGAAATCACCATCGACCGCAAGCTCGGCAAGGCGATGGCCCAGGACCAGACGAACGAAGTCGCGCTCGTCTATTCGGAAGTCGCCGAGATCAGCGGCAAGATGACGGCGCTCTTCCCGGACGCCACGTTCCTCAACCTCGCGCTGGCCGGCAGCGAGACGAGCCTCGAGATTTTCCTCCCCTCGGTGAACGGCTACGGCATGTTCGTCGAGCTGCCGACCGTGAAGTTCCGCCCGCCCGCGGTCGTGACCAACGGCACCGGCGTCGTCACCCAGGAGCTCGAGTTCGACGCGTACGGCAAGTCCGGCGTCAGCAAGCTCCCCGGCCGCGTGCGCTCGTCGTACTTCACCACCGCGACGCTGCCGACTCTCGACACGCTGACCCTCGTCATCGCCGTCGACGGCGGCGCCGATCAGACCGTGACGTTTGCCGCGCCGGCGGACCTCGCCGCAGTCGTGACGCAGATCAACGCCGGAACGACCGGCCTGACCGCGAGCCTCGACAAGAACAACGACGACACCACCGGCGGCGTGATCCGCATCGAATCGGACACGAAGGGAACCGGCTCTTCGATCCTGGTCAAGTCCGCGTCGACCGCCGACGTGCTGCTCGGCATCGACAACGCGACGCACTCCGGTCTCGACGGCAAATCGATCCTCGTCACTCTTCTCACGCCGCTCGCGGCGTAAGGCGCCCCCGCGGGCGGCGCTCATGACGCCGCCCGCAAAAATTCAACAGAAGGAGCTGAACGAACCACCATGGAAGTCACCAAAGCAATCCGCAGCACGCCCGGCCGCACGCGCACCGTCTATCCGCTCTCCGATCCCGCGAAGATCGCCGAGAAGTATCTCGATCCGAACTTCGCCGTGACCACGAAGGAGGAGAGCAACATCGCCTCCGCGCGCCGGTGGGACAAGTTCAAGTGGGACCCGTCGAACAAGAAGGACCCCCACTATTCCGAGAAGGCCATGAAGGTCGGCGAAGCGGCCGTCGAGGAGTTGCTCGTCGAAGTCGTCGGGCTGACCAACAACGGCGAGCCGATCGACCTCGAGACGATCAAGCGCGACAGACTCCTCACCAACATTTCGGTCTACACGACCGACGACGAAGTGAAGTCGCTCTGGACGCTGACGCAGGATGCGATCGACGAGCAGAAGAAGGAAGAAGCGGGAAACTAGAGGCGCTCGTTGCCTACTACTTTGGCGCCCCGCTCGACGATGCTGGCAAGCGGACAGCGCCCGGCAAGAGCGCATGTGATCTTTGCAAAAGCCAGGGCCTCCAGGCGGGGCTTCCGATCAAGAGGGACCCCGCCGAACAGGTTTGTCTCGCGAACCGCGCGGCAGGGCCGGGCGGCTGCGTCAATCCGGAGCCGACGATCCATTACCGCCTCGCGGGGTTGTGGCGCGTCTTCGGACTCGTGCAGGGCGATTACCGGCCCGATGGTCTGACCGGACGGTGGCAACGACCGTCCTGGGATGCCATCGAGACCATGGTCGTCGGCTGTGGCGAGCCGTGGGACGACATCACGATCTCGCGCATTTGGGCGTGGCTCGACGGCTTCGAATCTCGGTTGCCGAAGCCGAAGAAGTGAAGGAGCCGCGCCATGAAGAAGACGATCGCCACCTTCGCGATGTGCATCGCCGGTGCCCTTGCCGCGCTTTTGTGCGCGCAGGAGGCGCCGGCGCCCGCGCGTGTCGTCGTCCCGCTGTCGAGTGCCAAGCGCGCATGCACCTTCGCGCGCGGTGCGCGCTCCGTCTTTTACGAACGGCTGTATGTCGTGGCGAAGAAGGAAGTGCCCGCCGGCGAGCCGGATGAGTGGTGGGGCATCTTCCCCGACCGCAAACAATCTCGTGATGCGAACGGCCTCCTGCGCGCGGTGAATGTGCCCGCGGCGGAGGTGCTGTTTACCGACCCCCACGACGGTCCGCTTTTTAGTGGGTCGTGCAAATGCCCGCCGGGGATGTGGACCGGCATTCCAGCAACGAGCGCGGTGCAATAGCGATGGACATCGTTCAGGGCGTTCGCATTGAGGTTCAGACGAAGGGTACCGACAAGGTCGGCACTCTGAGCCGAAGTGTCGAAACGCTGATCGAAAAAGTCGGTGGCCTGAATAACCTGTCTCTCGCCGGGCTGACCTCCAACTTGAACAGCGCCGCGCAAGCCGCGGCGAATCTCGTCAAGTCCATCAGCGGAACCGCAGTGACGCAACAGACCGCGCAGATGGGCCGCTCCGTCACGGCGGCCGCCGAAACGAGCTCGCGTGCCGTGGATCGCGCCGCGGCGCAGCAGGAACGTGCCGCCAAACGCGCCGCCGACACGCAGGCGCGGGAAGCGAAGCGCGCGGCCGACGCTGCTGAGCGCGAGCAGAAGCGGGCGACGGACGCCGCCGAGCGCGAGCAGAAGCGACTCACCGATGCGGCGGAACGGGAGCACCGCCGCATGACGGCGGCTGTTGAACGCGAGGCGCGCAAGCGCCAGGCGGCCATCGAGCGCGAGGCCCGCGCCGAAGAGCGCGAGATGATGAACCTCGCCACGCGCGCCGCGCGAGGAGTGCAGCGCAACTTTGCGCTCGGCAAGCTCACGGACGGGCAAACGTCGACGCTCGGCAGCCTCGGTCTCTCGGCCTCCAGTCTTGCCGGGATGGCGACGAAAGACGCGGCGAAGGCCATCAACGAAGCGTTGGGCAACATCCCGGACAAAGCGGAACGCACGCGCATGGCGTTTCAGCTCATGGGGCAGGCCGCGCAGTCGGCGACGCCGCAGATCAATTCCCTGAGCGGCGGCCTGATCGTCCTCCTACAGTCCTTCATGAAGGGCGGCACGAGCGGCATGTCGGCGGCGCTCGGCGCGCTGATCAACCCGTTGACGATCATCCTTGCCCTCGTCTTCGCCGTGACGGCCGCGTTCCGGATTCTCGTCAACGTCATCTCCATGGTCGCGAGCGCGATGTACGAGGCCGGGAAGACGGGGCTCGAGTACAACGCGTTTCTCCTTGAAGCGAAGCTCGGCATCGGCTCGCTGCTGATGACCTACGGCCGATGGATCGACGGGCAGGGGCGCGTTATCGATTCGTCCCGCGCCTTTGTGCGCGCGCAGCAGTTGTCGGTGCAGGTGCTCGAGCAGGCCCGCATCGCCGCGCTGGAGACCACCGCCACATTCCCGGAAATGGTGAGAGGGCTTCAAGAGGGCATGGGTCCGGCCCTGCAGGCCGGCTTCAACCCGACGCAGGTGGTGAGGTTCACGCAGGCGATGACGCAGGCCGCCGGCGCGATCGGCATGCCGTTCGAACAGCTCGGCCAAGAAATCCGCGGCGTGTTCGAATTCGACTTCTCCAAGAACAGCCGCATCAGCCGCATGCTGTTTCAGGGCATGGGCAAGAGCGCCGAGGAGCTGCGCACGCAGTTCGCGGCGATGAGCTCCGCCGCGCGGTTCGATTTCATCATGGACCGGCTGAAGGCGTTCAGCCTCGCCGGCGATCAGCTCGCGCGCACGCCCAAGGGCGCGCTGTCGAACCTCAAGGACGCGTATCAGCAGATTCTCGGCGCCGGCACGGTGAAGCTGACGGACGACTTCACGAAGGCGGTGCTGCGCCTGTCCAACTCGTTCCTGATCGTTGGGAAGAACGGCGAGAAGGCATTCAATCCGTTCCTCATCGAGGCGATCAAAAAGACGTACGACAGCGTCGACCGTCTCGGCATGAGGGTGCTCGATCTCGCCGAGGCGTTCTCCGCGCTCGTTCCGTTCGTGTCGTTGGACTTCAAAGGCGACACCACTTTTGAGCGCCTGTCGGACGCGATCAGCGACGCCACGCACAAGCTGCGCGAATACGCCGAAATCCTGCGCGACATCAGCAACCACCCGTGGAGCTGGGCGAGCACCGGCGCCACCGCGGGATTGATGGGGATGATGCCGTTCGGCACGCCGCTCGCCGCGCTCATCCTGAAATTGCGCGGAGCGACGAGCGGCCAATCCGCGAGCGCACGGGTCAGCGAAGAGGACGACTGGCTCAAGGACATCGCCGATCCGAAGGTCGCGAAGTGGATTGCCGAGAACAGCACGGAGAACGGAGACCGGCGGTGGATTCGCGAGAACATCTCGTGGCTCAAGCAACTGCGCATTCAGTCCGGCGGGCCGGCGGCAGAAGAAGGTGCCATGCCGAACACCGGCAACGTCGACGCCTACTACCTGCAATACGACAAGCCCGACGACGCCGACACGGCCCACAAGATCGAGCAGATGAGGCAGGGTGTCGAAACGGCGCAGCAGCAGGCCAAGCTCGCGGGTACGGTGAACCAGTACGACCGCGAAAACCTCCAGCTCAAGATCGCGATCGGCAACGCCGACGAGAAGCTCCTGAAATCGCGCGCCGAAGCCGAGAAGATGGAGGGCTCGGCGAAGCAAAAGACCGAGCTCCTGGCGCTTGCGCAGAAGCAATCGGATGCCGACAAGCTCGCCGCGCAGAACGCCTACAGCGTGGCGATGGATCGCATCTCGCGCCAGGCGAACGAACAAGTTCGGTCCGCGCAGGCGCAGCTCGAGATCACCCGCATGCAGATCGGTGCGGCGGGCAAGCTCGATGAGCTCGTGCGCGCGCGCGTAAATCACAACGTGGCGCTTGCGAACATCGAGAACGAGCGTCTGTCGACGCGCGCCGGCATCGACCCCGGCAACCCGAACAAGGGGCGTCTGGAGAGCCTTGCCGATCAGACCGCGGCGGCGAAGCGCACGGCGGAAAACGTCGCGTACGAGGAATCGATCGCGGAGACCACGCGGCAGCAGGAAGAGCAGACGCGCGCGATGAAGTTCTCGGCCGACCAGGCCGAACGGAACCTCAGCCTCGCCCACGCGACCTTCGATGTGGAGAAGGCGAAGACGGCGGAGATTCTGACGCAGGGCGACGCAGCCCGGCTCGCGATCACGCAGCGCATCGCGGCCGAGACCGAGTACGAGAACAAGCGTCTGGAGATCGAGGAGAACACTCGCAAGGCGATCGCCGAGCAGCAGGCCCTCATCAAAAGCTCCGAGCGGCGCATCGAACTGCACGTTGCGCTACCGGAAGACACGCAGGCGATCCAGCGCGCGACCGATCGCATCAAGGAAATCACGCGCAAGGGCACCGCGGAGATCGAGACCGAGCGCGTGAACCGCGACACGAAAATCATGCAGGTCTACGCCGAGATGCAGAAGACGATGCGCACCTCTCGGCAGCAGACCGAAGAGGCGCGCGCCGCGCAGGTGGCCGGCGATGAGGCGGAACGTGGCCTCGAAATCGCGCGCGCCACGCTCGATGTCGAGAGGGCGCGGTCGGCCGAGATCATGACGCAGGCCAACGCCTCACGCATGGCGAGCGCCGAGCGTCTCGTCGCCGAGCAGGAGTTCGAATCGAAGCGCATCGCGATCGCCGAGGAAGCAAACAAACAGATCGCCGAACAGCGGTCGATCATCGATACGGCGACGCAGCGCATCAACGGGAATTTCGACGGGATCGCGGCGACGCCGGCGGACTATCAGGCGTTGGATCGCGCGATCGCGCGCATTCGCGAGATTCAGCGCAAGGCGAACGCCGACACGCTGAAGGAGCGGCTGCAGCTCAACGCGAATACCACGAACATCGACATCAATGAACAGCGCAACCGGCAGGAGGCCCTCAACACGCTCCGCGGCGATTCGTACGCCATCGAGCTCGCCGAGAAGATCATCCATGAGCGGGCGAAGGGCACGATCGAAGGCGCCGAGGCGGCGCGCTCTGCGGCGCACCTGCTGCGCATCTACCTCGACACGCTCGATCTGATCGAGGACCACTGGAAGAACGTCGCTCAATCCATGGCGGACTCGGTCACCTCGGCATTCGAAACGATGCTGCGCGGCGGCAAGCTGGCGGACGTGGCGAAGGCCATCGGAGAGGTTTGGCAAAAGAACGCGCTGGGCGACATCAGTGAATGGCTGAAGAACTGGGCCGGCAAGGTGGCGAACGCGGCGAACGGCCGCGACGCCAACGGTAACGTGATCCCGGACGGCTCCCCTGGCGCGAAAGGCTCGCCCGAGCAGAAACGCGCGATGGTCAAGCTCGGCGCAGCGCAATCGGTCGGTGCTGGCCTTGCCGGCTATGCCGCGGGGCAGGGCGGCGGAGCTGCGACCGCGTCGGCCGTCGCCGCGTTCGCATCGGGGCTGATGTCCGGAAACATCTACGTCGCGATCGCTGCCGCGATTGCGTCGCTGATCGGATCGGCGATCGCCGGCGAGCAGAAACGCGCCAACTACAAATACGGCGTTCCCACCTTCCTCGGAAATGGGCAGGTGGACGTGCAGGGCACGCGCAACATCGAGAAGCCCGAGCGCGACGCGATGATTTCGAAGTTCCAGAGTCAGTTTAATGACCAGTGGAACGCCTGGGTGAACATCGCGCTCAAGCTGCCGGGCACCAAAATCCCGAAGCTGGACACGGCGTTCACGCCGTACTCTCGCGACTATTTCCAACCCGAGGCGTCGCAGAACTTCCTCAAGCACTGGGACGAATACCTCGCCAACACGTTGCCCGACGAGATCGCCGGCAAGTTCAAAGACGGCCTCCGTGCGTCGTTCATCGACGCGATGGCGACGATGGCCCGAGGTCCTGTAACGGCAGACGTGAAGAAGCTGCTCGGCGCGCAGTTCGATAAGTTTTGGGCCGAAGCCGACAAACTCGACGCAAACAAGCGGACGCAGTTCTGGAGCGATCTCGCGGACGGTCTCAACGCCTTCGCCAACGCGCAGCGCCGCCTGAAGAACGTCGGCCTCGCGATGGGCAACCTGTCGGCCGCACGCTTCGACGAGAACGGCAATTTCAAACAGAACGGCGATTCCGACTTCGTCTCGACGCTCAAGCAAGGCACGCAGGGCATCTTCGATCAGGCGCGCGCAATGGTGAACCTCACGGGTCCGGATCGCGTTGCCGCGTTCAAGCAACTGGGGCAATCGATCGAACAGGTGACCAAGTCGCTGAGCGACTACATCGCCCACATCGGCGAGGTGCTGCGCAACCTGCGCAACAGCTTCGACGACGCTTACTACCAGCACAAGCTCTTCATGGCCGGCGAGGTTCAGGACGCGAACGGCAACGTGATCCATCCGGCCGACAAGAACGCGCAAGCGCGGATCATGGAGGAGGAGTACAACCGAACCGTCAACAAAATCCAGAACGCGGCATCGCTCGGCCTGAGCGCCGACGAAGTGGAGGCACTGACCAACAAGGCGATGGGCCTGCTCAACGACATCTTCATGCTCGACCCGACCGCGAAGGCGGATGCGTGGTGGGCAGATCAGATGGCCGTTCTCGACCGGCTGAGCCAGCAGTCGATTCTCGAGCTCGGTGAGAGGGCAAAGAGCGCGGTCGACAAGCTCTTGCTGGAGGTGCAGCCGTTCGTCGATTGGTTCAACGGTCTGCCCGTCGATCTGAAGGCCGCGCAGGCCGAGCTCACCGGGCCGGGAGGAGCGTTCGACGGATTCGCTCAGGCGCTCGAGGACCTGACGAAGCGCATCAACGAAACCTTGCCGGGCGGCGGCACGACGCCGAGCGGTCCCGGCACTGGCGGCAACGGTCCTGGCGATGGCGGCACCGGCGGCGAAAAGAATCAGGACCTTCGCACTGGGTCCTCTTTCTCGGCATCCTCTGCGGCGGTGGTCACGTCCGCCGGCGACACGTACAACTTCTACTTTGGAAACGTCTACGGCGTGGATGACCTTCAGGGACAGATCCTCGCCGCGATCGAGTATGCGGCCAACAGCAAGCCGCAAATCCTACAGAGGAAATGGTGATTTCAATGGTGCTACATCTCATCGCCTGGGTCGTCGTTGCGTACGTCACGATGTCGGCAACCGAGTACGTCTCTCACCGCTGGTTCATGCATCGGCCGATTGCGGCGCGCTGGCCTGCGCTGACGCAATTTCCGCGTCTGCAATGGCTGTGGGGGATCGTACGGCACGCGTACGCCAGGCACGCCGTGCTGCATCACGGTCGGCACTACGGGCGCTCCTTTGAGCGTTCGGACGACCCTGAAGCGCAGCACACCAGCGTGGATGTGACCCCCGCCGAGATGCTCGTCGGGCTGGCGCCATTGTGGTTGCCGGTGTTCTTTTTCGTGAGTTGGACGGGCGGCGTGATTCTGGCGATGACGTTCGTCGCCCACGGCTTCGCGTGGGGCGTGTTGCATCGCGAAATGCACGAACCGCAAGGCCGTTGGTTTGCCACGACGCGTCTCTATCGGTTCTTTCGCGGCTACCACGCCGCGCATCACGCGCACGTGAATCGGAACTTCAACGCGATTTTCCCGTTGTTTGACCACCTTTTCGGCACCTACGGAGGGCGCACCGTTGCGTGATCTCTCCAACCTTGAGGGGAAGCACACCGCGTCGGAAAACAACGCGCCGGTGTCGCTCGTCGCGATGGAGTTTCCCGGCAACCCCTACTACATGACGGACATCGACGCCGACTTCGGCGACGTGTATCTCAACCGCTCGAGCGGCGCGATGCAGCACGTGCCGGCTACGGGGTTCGATCTGTTCCTTCCGACGCCCGGCCTCAAGGTGCCGACCATCACCCTCTCCGACCAAACTATTCAGGACGACATGACGATCACCATCGCGAATCCGAATCGCGCATGGTTTCAGATCGTGGGCGCGAACGCATACCGCGATTCCCTCGTCACGGTGTGGCAGGGGCAGCTCGACGTGAGCTCGAGCTCACCTGAGCTCTTCAACTTCACCGAAGGCGGCGTGCGCCTCTACGTCGGCCGCGTCTCGGGCAATCTGCATGTCACGCGCGAGACGGCGACGATTCTCGTAAAGCCGCACGTCGTGCCGTTCACGGTCACCATCCCTTACCGGATTCACGATGCCTCGCAATTCAAACGCCTCCCGCCGGCGAACAAAAAGCTGACGTGGGGATTCACGGTGCGGACGGAGTAGAGACCGATGCCGCGCTCCTACATGCCCGCTTTCCCCGACATCCGCGGTCAGAAGTATGAACGGACGCCGATCAGCGAGACGCAGTCATCGCCGCTCGACACCGCCGGTGATGTGCACGGCATCACTGGCACCGTCATCTCGTCCGGGACCGATGGCGAGATTCGCCTGCCCGTCATCCGACGCTACCGCTACCGCCTGGGATGGGACCTTGTGTCCACCGAGCAGGCCGTCGACATCGAATATGCGGCGCTCTACCTCTGCGCGGACGGCACGGGCGTCTGCCCGTTCATTGAATGGGAGGTAACGGACGAGAGCGATTATCCGATCGTCGAGTCGGTCGGAAATCCGACGTTCGCGTTTCCGCTGATCCAGCCCGACCTCGATGCCGGAAGCATCATTTTCGTCCACTGGTGGGAAGTTCGGAGCTTCACGCTCGTCGACTTCGGTGGCGGAGCGATCGATCAAGGGTGGCCCGAACCGGACGGATCGAGTTACGTCGTCACCCAGGACGATACGTGGCTCGGAAACATCCCGTCGATGCATGTTCCTGACTGGGCGCCCGACACGATCGGCGGTGCCTACGTGCAAGGTCGGCGGATTCGCATCGTGACGACCGAAGCGGGATCGTATGTGCGCGAAAAGACGAAACAGCCCGACCGCTGGTCGGTCAGCGTGACGCTGATCGAAAAGGAGACCGGCATCGCGCCGGGATACGCGCGCGCATGACGGCTTTCATCGATCTCTCGCCCGACACGCTCGGCGTCGGCAACAAGTACCGCATGGTGCCGTTGTGGGGGCCGAAGTCCGTGCACTCGCGTGGCGCGCCGCAGTTCACCGGCTTCCGAAAGTTCCGGCGCCCGCGGTTCACGTTCGACCTGGCGTGGACGCAACTCGAAAAGCCGATCGCGCAGGAGATCGATCGACACGTGCGCGCGCAACTCGCCACGGTGTTCCCGTTTGATTGGTTCGACTGGTATTCGTGGTGGTGGCAGTCGGTCCTCGTTGGCGTTGGCAACGGCGTCACGGTGCAATGGGTTTTGCCGGCGAAGGACGTAACCGACGTGACCATCTACACCGGCGGCGCAACGCTCGCCGGCGGTGCGAACGATCGGCAACTGATCGGCGGCAACATCGAATATCGCATCGGCCCGAACCTCGAGGACGGCGTCACGCTCTTTTCGCCGCCGCCGGCGGGGCGACCGATTTGGGCGTACTTCCGCGGCCGCCGCCGCTGGAACGTCACGATCGAATCCGACCTGCAGCAGGCGCTCAGCCGCGACCTCGATACCGGTCTCTACTCGGTTCCGATGCGCATCATTCAGACGAAACCAACGGTGACCGCATGAGCGATCTACGCGAAATCAAAGGGGACGAGACCGAAAGCGACCGCGCCAAACGCGAGCGTGAGATCGAGCGCGGCGCGACTGTTCTGAACGAACAGATCGAGCGTCGGCGGGCGACTGGATCAACGCCGGAAGTCATCTCGCGCGGCCCGTTCACCGTTCCGAACCGGCCATACATCCCCGGCGCAGGTCCGCCGGCAGCGGCGCCGACCGAGCGGACGTTCCTCGATCCGCGCGAGTACACGACGACGATGAGCGCGGCCGGGCTGCCCATCGACATCGCGCTCGGGCGATGCCTTCAGCCGCAGACGAAGCTGATTTACGAGGAGTCGTGGGCGAATTCCACGGTTCTCACGTGGATCGTGTCGCTGTGCGAGGGCCCCATTCAGTCGGTGCAGCCGATCGCCGACAACAAGCCGCTGCGGATGGCCTCCGGCAGCTTCACGAACCCCAACGGCACGCTGTTCGTCGACGACACGGGCTTCATTCGCGTCTACGTCTACGACGGCTCGCAGACCTCGATCGCATCGTCGGGGCTCGGCACGTACGACGCGCTCGCCGCGGCCGAAGAAGTTCACACCGGGATCGCGCTGGCCGTCGTGTTCATCACCTTCGACAACGACAAGATGAACACGGCACCGACGATGACGTGGGTGCTCGAGGGTTACCGTTTGTGCAAGGACCCCGTCGACGGCGTGCGGCGCTATTCGCCGTATCCGCCCGTTCACGCGCGCGAGCTGCTGACGAACACGACGTGGGGCATTCAACTGCCCGACGACGCGCAACATCTCGACGACCACCTCACGAACCTCGGCGGCTGGGGCCGCGCGCGTAATGACTGCGCGGTCGCGATTTTCCCGCCGACGCCGTCCAACGCTCCAACGGCCGCGATCACGGGATCCGGCAGCATCCCGGCGGGCGGCTACTGGTACACGTTCACCAGCGTAACGGGCGATGGCGTGGAAACGCTCGAGTCGCCGCTCTCGGCGCAGGTCACGGTGGCGGCCGGTCCATCAAAGCAGATCACGGTGACCGTGCCCGCCGGCGGCGCCGGTACAGCGAAGCGGAACGTCTATCGCAACGCGACGATCGGCGTACAGACGCCCCGATATCTCGTCGGCACCATCAGCAGCAACACCGCCGGCGCGACCCTCGTCGACAACACGGACAACACGACATTGCTCGGCCAGGGCGTCACGGCGCCCACCGTCGCGCCGCGCCCGGAGCGGTACATCGCCGGAATCCTCATCTCCCGGCAGGCTAACGGACAGGACTGGCTCGACACGATCCTTGCGCACTTCGCCGGCAAGATGACAATGGACAACGGCCGCTATCAGTGCCGCGTGGATCAAAAGCTCGACGCCGGCTACACGAAGATGGTCCTCCGGGATGAGATTTACGACACCGGGACGGATCTTCTGGTGGGATCGCCTGAGCTCGCGCCGGCGAACGTCGATCCGATGAGCGTCGAGGTGTGGCGGAAGGACGAGACCGAGCTTTTCAACGTCATCACCATCAACTACCTCGATTCCAACAACAACTTTCAGTCCGCGAGCGTCACGCTGAAGCGCGACAAGGTGAAGGCCCTGCTCGAGCGGCCTCGTATCGCGACGTTTGAGCTTCCGGGATGTCCCGACAAGAACCAAGCGATGCGCCTCGCCACGCTTTACCTCAACCGGGCGTGGGACGATCTGTTGTGGCGCGTGCGCGGCGATCGCGCACTGCTGGCGCTGCAGCCGGGTCTGGACGTCGCGCATCTGCTCATCGGTGGGCTCGTTTTCGATGGGCGCGTGCTGAAGCTCACGACGGATGGTGACGCTTTCATCGCTGAAGGTGAGGAGTACCAGGAACCGAGCTATGCCGAGCGCGTGCAGAACGAGGACTCGCCGATCGGTTCGACGATTCCTGACCCGAGCGCGACGCCGCCGAACCCGACGAACTGCGCCGTGCGCGAGGTGATGAGCGAAGGCACCGGCGGCGCCTCTGGCTACTTGCTGGTGAGCTTCACGCCTGGCAACACGCCGTATTACCGCGCGACCCGCGTGGTGGTGAACGACGGCCTCAATACCTACGTCGCCGGCGAGATGGCCGTGGGCCCGATCCCGGTCCGTAATCCGCGTCGCGGGTATCCGCACATCATCACGCTCTACACGATCACCGATCGCGGAACCCGCATCTCGACCGGCTTCGTGTTGGCGCCGATCACGCCGCAGCTCCTCGGCCCGGTCGTCCCGGACGTGCAGAACCTCTCGGCTCCGTTCGACACGTTCACGAACCGCGGCACGATCACCTGCACGCTGCCTCCGTATGTCGGCATCGACCACATCGAGATTTTCGACAACTACGGCAACCCCGCGGTTCCGCCCCGTCGCCACAGCGTTCCCGCGTCGACCGTGGCCGCAGGTCAGCCGATCGATCTCAAAGACATGATCCACGGCGACGGGTATACCGACGATCTCTCCTTCAGCATCATCGTCAAGGTGGTCAACTCGTTCGGCGACAAATCGCCGGGGTTGCCGATCACGTGGAAGGTAGCGCGCAACGGCCAGGCGAGTTACGCGGTCGGATACGACCCGCGCGATGTCACCTTCGACGGCGCGAAGATTTGGGTGAGCAACTACAACGGCGCGAACGTGTCGCGCCTCGATCGAAGCACGACCCCCGCCACGGTCGACCTGACCGTGTCCGTTGGATCGAAGCCGTTCGGCATCCTCTACGCGAACGGCTACGTGTGGGTGGCGAACTTCGGCAGCGACTCGATCACGAGGATGAACCCTGACGGCACTGGCGTGACGACGCTGAGCCTCACAGCCGGTGACGGGCCGATCGGCCTCGTGAAAACGGTCTCGTCTACGGGCGCGCAATCCATCGCCATCAGTTGCCACACCTCGGGCAAGGTGAAGGCGATCGATTTGTCGACGCTTTCGGTGTTGCCGTGGTCCGCGACGGTCGGCCGCAAGCCGTGCTTCATGTACCCAGTCACGGTGAGCGGGAAGCTCTTTCTCTACGTCTGTAACTACCTCGACAACACGCTGAGCGTGATCAATGAGGCCGGCAGCGTCATCGCCACGATTCCCGTGGGGCAGGGTCCGTTCGGCCTCACGTACGACGGCACGAACCTGTGGATCTGCAACTACGCGGATTCGACGATGTCGATCGTGAACCCCGCGACGAACACGGTGGTCGGAACGGTGGTGCTCGGAACGCACACCGGCCCCACCGACGCGGCGTACGTGAACGGTTACGTGTGGGTGACGGAGGCTCAGGCGCGCCAGCTCACGCGCATCAACGTGAACACGCGCACGGCAACGGCCCACACACCGCAGCCATCGTCGCCGCGGTCGATTCTGTACGACGGCACCGATCTATGGATGCCGCTCAATCTCAACGACGCCTCGAGCACGGTGCCGGTCACCGTGACGAATCCGGGACCTGGCGGCGGAACGTCGGCACCGGTGAACTTCAAGATTCTCGGTCTCGATCCGTCACCGTTACCGTCCTAACAAGGACCTATGTAGGTACTACTTAGAACCAGAAGGGGACCAGCGGAAACTAGTTAAAACCAGTAAAAACTAGTTTTTACCGTCTGAAATACGATGGCGACACTCAGCAGCCTCACTCCGAACAGCAAGCCGGTCGGCTCGCCGTCATTTGTTCTGACGGCCACCGGGTCGGGATTCATCCACCGCACCGGCGGCACGATCGATGACCCGACATACGCCTATCCGGATGTGATCGAGTTCAACGGCAACGAGTATCAGATCGATCCGACCACCGCGAGCGGCAACAGCGTCAGCGCCACGATCCCCGCTTCGGAGTTGACCGTCGCCGGCACGTACAGCGTCCGGGTGATCCTCGACGACTTGACGGCGAGCAACAGTGTGTCCTTCAGCGTCACGGCGACGGTGCCGACGCTGACCAGCGTCTCGCCGACCAGCATCGCCGCCGGCGGCAGCGCGCAGATCACGTGCAACGGCACGAGCTTCACGGCCTCGAGCGTCGTACGCGTCGACGGCGTCGATCAGACGACGACGTTTGTGAGCTCGACGCAGATCAAGACGACGGGCAGCTACGCGTTCTCCGCCATCGGGAAGATTCAGACGGTCACGGTCAACACGCCGGGCGTCGGCGAGTCGGGCGGACAGTCGATCACAGTCAACAACCCAGTGCCGACGATGAGCAACATCTCGCCGGCGAGCGTGAACGTCGGCGATCCGACGTTCACCATGACCATCACCGGCACGGGCTTCAATGGAAGCACTCGCGCGGCGATCAGCGGTTCGTTCCGCGACACCGTGGTCGTGAGCTCGACGACCCTCCACGTCACGATTCTGAACACGGACCTCGGCAGCGCCGGATCCCCGGTCATCGGCGTGGTCAACCCCTCGCCTGGCGGCGCGACAATCCGCAACGATCAGGCGCCGAACATCACCGCCTTTACGATCAACAACCCCGTTCCCGTCATCGACAGCATCTCGCCGTCCTCGGTCATGTCGGGCAGCGGCGCGACGACGATCACGGTCACCGGCAGCCTATTCGTCAGCGGCACCGGTGCGAGCGTTGTGAAATGGAACGGCGTTGCGCAGACGACCACGTTCGTCAGCGGGAACCAGCTCACCTTCGCTGCCACGCAAACGATGCTGGCGCAAGCCGGCACGGCGACGGTGACGGTGTTCAACGGCGGGCCGGGCGGCGGCACGTCGAATTCGAAGACGTTCAACATCACCGGCGGCACGCCGAACCTCAACAGCATTACGCCGTCGACGGTGCCCGCGAACAGCACGACGGGGATCATCCTTGCCGGCAGCAACTTCTCGACCTCGTTCACCGTTCGCATCAACGGTGCGTCCGTCGCCGCGAACTGGATCAACTCGACGCGGATCGATGTGACCGTCACGCCGTCGATGGTTCCGACCGCCGGCGATTACACCGTGACCGTGACCAACAACGGCGCAGGCGGCGGCACCTCGCAGACGCGCCACCTGACGGCGACGAATCCGGCGCCGACGCTCACGTCGCTCTCGACCACCACGAAGACAGTCGGGGACGCGGCCTTCACGCTGACTCTGACCGGCACGGGCTTCATCAGCGGCGCGAGCTCGGGTACGGTCAGCGGAGCTGCGCGGACGACGACGTTCGTCAGCTCGACATCACTTCAGATCGCGATCACGGCTTCCGACCTGGCTACGGGTGGAACGCTCGCGATCGGGGTGACGAACGCCAGTCCGGGCGGTGGCTCGAGCTCGACCATCAACCTCACGGTGAATTACCCCGTTCCCACGGTCAGCAGCTTCGACAGCAATACGATCGTGATCGGATCGCCGGACACCACCGTCGTGATCAATGGCACGGGATTCGGCACCGGTTCGCAGGTGAAGATCGGCGCCACGAACCTCACCACGACTTACGTGAGCTCGATCAAGCTGCAGGCGGTGGTGCCGGCATCGTCCCTCACCACGATCACGACGCTGAGCCTCACGGTCACGAACCCGACGCCAGGCGGCGGCACCGTGTCATGCCCGACGCTGTCGGTGGTGAATCCAGTGCCGGCCATCTCGTCGCTCTCGCCGGCGAACGTCAACGCGGGGAGCGCCGCGTTCGATCTCACGATTACCGGCACCGGCTTCCGGTCTGGTGTCTCCTCGGCCTACATCAACGGATCGGCCCGCACGACGACCTTCAACAGTTCTACGCAGCTCACGATGGCCGTCAACGCGAACGACGTGACGGCGGCCGGCACGTTGAACGTCACGGTCGTGAACACTGGTCCGGGCGGTGGCTCGTCGGCGCCGGCGCCGTTCTATGTCGGCTCCGTCAATCCCGTGCCGACGCTCACGAGCATCAGCCCATCCACGCGGAATGCCGGTGACCCAGGCCCCGTGGTCACCGTCACCGGCACCAACTTTCTGACCTCGAGCGTGGTGCGCTGGGAAGGTGCCGATCGGCCGACGACGTATGTCGACGCGACGCACCTGACCGTGCAACTTCAGAACGGCGACCTCGCGCTTCCCGGCACGTACAACATCACGGTATTCAATCCGGCGCCCGGCGGCGGCCTCTCTGGCGCGAACGGGTTCGTCGTCGTCGCGGTGAACCCCGCTCCGCAAGTCACGAGCGTCTCGCCGGCGTCGGCAACCACCGGCGGCGGTTCCTTCACGCTGACGATCAACGGTGCCCAGTTCATCGCGACCTCGACCGTCCGGATTACCGATGCGGTCGGTGGCGTAACGAATCCGACGCCGACGTTCGTCAACTCGACCACCCTGACCGTAACGGTTGCCTCGTCGGCGATCGTCAACGCTGGCTCGGTCACCGTGCAGGTCACCAATCCGACGCCGGGCGGCGGTTCCGCGTCGACGACGTTCACTGTTGGATCGGGCAACCCTGTTCCGACCATCGCCAGCATCTCGCCGACGACGGTCAACGTGGGCGCCGCGGCGACGACGCTGACCATCAACGGGACCGGCTACATCGCCACCTCGCAGGTGAAGGCGAACGGCACGAACCTCACGACCACATTCGTGAGCTCGACGCAAGTCACGGCGACGCTCACCACCACGTTCACCGGCACCGCGGGCATCGTGCAGATCACCGTGACCAACCCGGCGAGCGGCGGCGGAACGTCGAACGTGTACGCATTCAATGTGCTCAACACGACGAATCCGGTGCCGTCCATCGACAGCCTCTCGCCCGAGCAACTTCTGCGCGGCCTGGCGACGTTCGTTCTCGCAGTCTTCGGGAAGAACTTCATTCCGTCGAGCACGGCCGCGTTCAACGGCGTGAACAAAACAACCACCTACGTCTCACCGACGCGAGTCGATGCGTCGATCCCGGCGGCCGACATCGCGCTCGCGACGGGCGGCGTCGCGCGGGTCAACCCGAACGGTCATCCGGAGAGCCTGTCCGCGAACGCGCAGAACGTGCGCGCCTTTGCCGCCGGCAGCGCCGAAGCGCCGGCGATGACCATCGGTCCGAATGCCACGAAGACGGGCTGGCACGCCCCGGAAGAGCACACCTGGGAATGGGTTGCGAATACGATCTCGCAGATGCGTCTCGGCCCTGACGGGGTCGAAACGTCCGATCTCGCGGTGTACGGCGATCACGACGTGCACAACTCGACGGGCGCGCTGATGATCATCAACATCACGAGCACCGGGAGCAGCTACTCGAGCATCCCCACGGTCACGATCGGCGCGCCGCCGCCGGCGGGGCATCAGGCAACCGCGGTGGCGGTGCTCGACGGCGACGGCGGGGTCGATCACATCGTCATGGTCGATTCGGGCGAAGGGTATGACCCCGCGAACCCGCCGAGCGTGACGATCACCGGCGGCGGCGGCACCGGCGCCGCGGCGACGGCTGTGGTGACGAGCGGCCTCATGGCGTCGGTGGCGAATGGGTTCATCTACATCCCGACGCTGAACGGGCAACCGAACGGCGTGCCGCCGACGAAGACGGGTCTCGCGCCGATGGTGCTCGACACCTTGCACAACAAGCTATGGGTGTACCGCGGTTCGTGGAAGGGCGTGGGGCTGACCTAGCGGGCGGCGGTTGCTCTACGCCGGATTGCATCCATCGCATGCAGGAGCATGCCCGGATGCTCGATCGTGCCGCCGAGCTCCCAACGGGAGATCGTCGCGACGCGGATCGGCTTTCCGGGAGAGCCGAGCTCGACGCCGAGCTCCTCCTGCGTCATGTGCGGATGCTTGCCGCACGTGCACGGCAGCGCCATGCGGCGGCGGCGCAACTCCTCGCCGTAGTTGATGACGCGCGCTCGCTTCGCTGAGCGCGGACGACGGCGCGATGATGCGGGGACTTGTCGCGTTTGTTTGGCAGCGAGGGGCGTCTTGGAAGGCATGCGCGTGGCTCCTCGTTTGGGCGTCTTCATTCGCTGGGGATTATACATCACGCCGAATCTACGCTATGTAGCTTGTGGCGGCATTACTCGTGACGTAGAATGACGCCGCGCGAAGAACCTCTTGACATGCTGACCGGTAAGCATTACATTGGATTCATGCAAACCGACACTTTCACGCTTCCCGCTGTCACCGACGTTGCCGACTTGCTCCCCGTCAAGGTCCAGCGCCGCTATCGGTGGATCATCGCCGACGCCGCTTCTGCCGAGCGTGCCGCGCAACACGCCGCCGACTTCAACCGCCGTCCGGTTTTCGTGATCGCCGAGAAGGTGTGGACGCCGTACGGCGAGCCGACCATGTTCGTCATGGCCGACCAACTGGACGCCGAGGAGTACGCCGCGCTGGTGAGTGGCGTTGGCCGCGTGACGATGTACACGCCGGCGGCCGGACTCAACGAGCGGTGGTGCGCGCGGTGTTTCCAGATCGTCGTCAGTTCCACCATGGGCGGACAACCGGTTGACGTTGTGACCTACCCGTCTCGGAACAGTGACGCTGCGCCATTCGCGCAGCACTGGAGCAAGAGCACGTACCACACCGCCGATAACTGCGCTGCGTGGGAGGCGTTCTTCGCGCGCGAGCATCGGGCCGCGACGATCACCTACGACGGTGCTGAATGACGCTCGATTACGAAGAGTGGTGCCGCGCGGGCGATCCGGTGCCCTTCATCTGTTCGGACTGCGGCGCCGCGTTCGATCCGGACGACAACGCAGAGATCGAAGCGCACCGGGACGAGCACTGGATCGAGTTTCTACGCGCGCAGTGCCCGATTCCTGACGAGATAGGGGCGCTTGAACGCCTTGTGCAACGCCACGGCTATGACCACGGTTTGAAGATTGCCGGCATTCGCGAGTGGCCGCCAACTTCTATAGAGGAAGAGGAAGATCCATTCTGAACGAGGAGGAAATTCATGACATTGACAACGAAGCACGTTACCCCTGACCAGTTGACGGCCGACGACCGCAAGTTGCTCGCATGCATTCGCGATCGTTTCGCGTCGGTCGTCGGCCCCGACGACGGGGCTGGTGTGCCGCTCTTCACGACGGACACGCCCGATCTTTGGGATACGTTCCTGACCATGCTGTCGCCTGACCTGCGTGCGATCTACACGTGCAACGCGTGCAGGAAGTTCGTCGAGCGTTATGGCGGGCTCGTATCGATCGATGAAGCCGGCTTCCAGCGGTCGGTGATGTGGGACGACGGGCCTGGCGCATTCCGAAATGCCGTGCGCGTTCTCGCTGAACGCGTCGAGCACGCGCGCATCACCGGCGTTTTTTGCACGAAGGACGCGCAGTGGGGGACGCCGGTCACTGGGGAATGGCAGCACTTCGCAGTGACACCGCCGAAGGCGATGGTGTGGACGAGCAAGACGAAGGCGGCGCACGAGCGCGCCGCAGAGCTTCGCGAGGAGTACGGCATTCTGCGGCGCAGCCTGGCCGAGTATCCCGCCGAGATCGTGCGCAATGCGTACAACCTCCTCGAAACCGGGCAGCTTTATCGATCCGAGAAGTGCATCGGCATTGCAGCGTGGCTCCTCGAGCTTCACGAAAAGCTCGCCGCGCGCAAGAACCGGCTGCAGAACGAGGCAACGGCGTGGTTCGCGGTCGCCACCGCGCCGCCGGGGTTCTGCCATGTTCGTACGACGGTCATCTCCACCCTGCTCGATGACATCGTTGCGAGGAAGCCGTTCACGGAGATCAGTCGCGCATTCTCCGCGAAGATGCACCCGACGCAGTATCAGCGGCCGCAGAGCGATCCGGCGAGCGGCAACATTCAGCGCGCGGAGGAACTGGTCGCGTCACTCGGCATCGCGAGCGCGCTGCATCGCCGCTTCGCCCGCGTCGAGGAGATCGATGCGATGTGGCGCACGATGCCGGCAGCGAAAGACACGCGCGCCACGCAAGGCGGCGTGTTCTCGCACCTCAAGCCGCGTGCCGATCAGCCGCACACGCCGGTCGAGGCGCCGCCGACGCTCATGACGTGGTCCAAGTTTGCGAGCACCGTTCTGACGGAGGCGGAGTCGATCGAGGTTCTGGTTCCGCGTGGAGCGAGGGGCTTCGGCGCGATCACGACTGCGTCGGACCCGACCGCTCCGCCGATCCTTCAGTGGGACCGCGAGGACCGGCGCAACCCGTTCGACTTCTTCATGTACGTGAGGGGGACGCTCGCGAACCGCTGGAATCTCATCGCCGGCACGTTCACGCGCGTCACCGCGATCACGTCGCTGCCGGAGCGGTGGTTCGGCAACACGCAGGCGTCGCATCACGCGGAGGGCCTGTTCATCGTGATCGAGGGATGTCGCGACACCGAGTACACGAGCGGTGGCGCCCTGTTCCCGGAATCGATGCGCAGCGAGCTCCACGAGGTGCGCGCGACGATCGAGTCGTACTCGAGAACGGCCGTGATCGATGGACGTGACGAAGCGTCGGCGTGCGGCCTGGTTCTGGCGAAGTCGGTCAAGTCGTCGTGGGATGTCGTCCTTCGCGTCACGACGAAGCGGGGCCGCGCCAGCTACAAGCTCGACCGGTGGGACTGAAACAACGAGGAGGGGCCGGCGCCTGAAACCGGCCCCTCCCGCTACCCACCTGATGAGATGAACGAGGGAGGAGGCCCCGAATGGTATCAAAGAAACGCGGCCCTGTACGGCGCGCCCTGTATCGCTGGCTACTGCGCATCTTCCCGCAAACGGTGTTTGAGGTTGTTCCGGCGCAACACCTGCGCACGCGTGCGCTGATTCGTGTTGCGATGGCACGGCAAGCTGCACGATGAGTTCTGAGCAGCTATCCGCGCGTGCCGGCGACATCAGCGATGGCCGCTTCGTCCATTGGCTTCGTGGTAGACCACGCGACAGGCGTTACACGCTCGCTGCATGTGGACGCACGTTCGATATGACCATGGCGGCGGGGCGAGCGAATCTCACGCGCCACATCAATCTCGTAACGTGTCCGAAGTGCCGTGCCACGGCCGCGGCGAAAACACAGGAGGCAAGTCCGCATGAAAAAGCCCATGACTTACGCTGAAGCCATCGCCGCCGTCGAAGAGGCGCTGCAGTCCAACGCTGACGAGGTGGAGTGTCCAATCATCCGCATCAAGCGGATCGACGCCAGAAGAAACGACTTGTCCGTGATGATGCTCGCGCGACAGATCACGACAGGTTTCGCCGCCGGTTCGGAAATCGAAATTGACGCGAGCCTCGTGGTCTACCCGCCGCCCCATGAGCCGAACGCCGCGCCGATCGTGGGCAGTCCCACGCCGGCGGAGCCGATCATGGGCCGCGTCTCATTCGCTGGAACGCTTTCGATCGACATTCCAATGAAGGACGGGCGCATCGATCCTGTCGATGTTGCCCAGAGCGTGAACTGGGCGGTGTGGGAGATCGCGCAGGCGGCCAAGTTCGACGCCGACAACGCGGCTACGTTCTGGCGCGAGCTGCGGGGATTGCTCGCGGTTGACGCCCACGCTACCGATGTTCATTCGTCATAGTGTAGAATGAGCCACACAATCCCACCACCTTCGAAGGAGACATTTGATGACGAATCCGGCGTTACCAGAAAGCCCGAGTGATGCGACGAAGATGTTCAACGATGCCCATCGAAACATCTCCGAGGCGCTTGCCGGAAATCAGGCGGTTACGCGTCTCGATGCGGCCGACCAACGCGCGATGCAACGCCAGCGTCCGCCGGTCAGCGGCGATCTCGCGAACCTGATCGAGCGCGCCGAAATCTTCGCCCGTTCCGGCTTCTTCAGCGACGCGAAGAGCGTGGCGCAGGCGGCCGTCAAGATCATGATCGGCCAGAGCATCGGCTTGACCGACATCGCCGCGCTGTCGGCGATCTACCTGTTCGAAAGCAAAGGCCGGACGGTCATAACGGTCGGTGCGCACATCCTCGCGGCGAAGATTCGTGCGAGCGATCGCTACCGCTTCAAGATCGCGGAGAGCACCGACAAGCGGTGCGAGATTCACTTCTATGAAAAGGGATTCCTCGACGAACCCGGATGGACGATGGTGGGGCCGAGCGTCTTCACCCTCGAAGAGGCACAGGCCGCGGACCTCCTCAAGAAAGACAACTGGAAAGGCTACCCGCAGGACATGCTCTACGCTCGAGCTCTGGCGCGCGGGTTCCGCCGGTACACATCCGATCTGACGGCCATCGTGCCCTACGTGCCCGAGGAGTTCGCGGACACAAATTTCCGGCCCGCCGGTATGACCATGGAGGCACCGCCATCGGCAGCGCCGTCGAACATCGCGCCGCGGCGTGCGAGCGAGGCGTATGCCGCGATCAAATGGCCGACAGACCGGCGCGATGAATGGCTTCGCGTGCACGAAGGCGCCGATATGCCGCAATGCACGCAGAGCGGCTGCACCACATGCAGGTGGGACGAATGGGAAACCGCCTGCGCGGCGTGCGGATGGCCGATGGCACAGAAGGTTCACGACAAATGCATCATCACCGTCGTCGATCCGCCGCTGTCGGACATGGCGCCGCGTCCGATGACGGTCGACGAGCTCCGGAAAGCGCGCGCGGAACAGCCGCCGATCGACGTGCCGCCGCAAGGCGATGACGAGGAGCTCCCGCGGACAGGCGACCGCAAGGCTGTCGAGGAATCGCTGATCGGGAAGCCGTGTCCGAAGCCAGGCCACGGCACCTACTTCGGGCTGTGGTGTCCGGTCTGCGCTGACCCCGGTCTGCTCAACGATGCGAAGGAGCCGGAATGAGGAAGTGGAAAATCGTGACGCCTTTCATCGTCGCCGTCGACGCCGCGCTGTACGGCTTCGTGATGCGCGGATATGCCGTCCGACACGCCGTTGACCACGCCACCCGCTTTGGCGTGATCCACGGCGTCATCTTCGCGGTGTGCTTCCCGATGGTGGTGTTGGGGCTCCGGAGATTGCTCAGATGACGGCCGCCGCGCCGCTTTCATGGGAAGTCGAGGCGCAGCAGCTTCGCATCCTCGGCTTGCATCGATCGAGACTTCGCCCCGGCGAGATCGGAGTTGATCTCTTTGCCGGCGGCGGAGGCTACTCGGAAGGCTACCAGTGGGCGGTCGGGATGCCGCCCGCCGTCGCGGTGAATCACGACGCGAACGCGATCGCGATGCACACGATGAATCACCCGGAGGCTGAACACTTCCTCGAGGACGTGTTCCACGTCGATCCGCTGATCGCGTGCCGCGGGCGTCTGGTCGGCATGCTGCACGGCTCGCCGGATTGCACTCACTTTTCCCGAGCCAAAGGTTCGGTTCCGAAGTCGAAGAAGATTCGCGGGCTCGCGTGGGCGATCGTCCGGTGGGCGGCCGAAGTCAACCCGCGCATGCTCTCGCTCGAGAACGTCGAGGAGTTCATGACCTGGGGGCCCCTAGACGACCGCGGCAATCCCGTCAAAGCGCGCGCCGGCGAGACATTCCGTGCGTTCGTTGCGTGCTTGACCGATGGACTTCCGGCCGATCATCCCGCGTATGAGGACATGCACTTCGCGTTGGTCGGCGATCCTCCGGTGCCGTGCCGGAAACATCCTCGCCGCCGGCGAGCTCGCTGCCTGAAATGCCAGGCGATCGCGGCGTCCGACTATCCGCGAATGCCGCTCGACCGCTACGAGGCGATCGTCGCGAAGTGCGTCAAGGGACTGCGCTACGAGGTGGAATGGCGCTCTCTCAAGGCTGCCGATTTCGGAGCGCCGACCTCACGCAAGCGCCTCTATGTCTTCGGCCGCCGTGACGGCGAGTCGATTCGCTGGCCGCTGCCGACGTACGGACCGAAAGCGCACAAACCCTACCGCACCGCGGCCGACTGCATCGATTGGCGGGATCTCGGCGTCTCGATTTTCCTGACTCCGGAGGAGGCGCGCGCGTACGGCGTGAAGCGGCCTCTCGCTGAGGCCACGCAGCGCCGCATCGCGGAGGGCATTCGCCGGTATGTCCTGAACAGCCCGAAGCCGTTTCTCGTGCCGTACCACAGCGCCAGGCGGCCCGAAGAGACGCCGCGCGTGCACGATGTCGACGACCCGCTGGCGACGCAGACGACCGAGAACCGGTTCGCGGTGGTCACGCCGACGCTGATGAGCAACAACACGAACAACGCGCCGCACTCTATCGAGGAGCCGCTCGGCACGGTGACGACCGGAAACCGGCACTTCGCCATTGCGCCGTTGCTCACGCCGGCGAACAGCCACGGTTTCGACGCGGACGGTGGTTCGCCCACCGCGCCGGCCGATCGTCCGATGCGGACCGTCATCACGAAGGACCCCAAGGCGCTCATCGCGCCGCAGCTCCTGAACGTGACGCACGGCGGGCGCATTGAACCCGCCGACGAACCGTTCAAGACGATCACGGCCGCGCACCGCGGCGAGAAGGCGCTCGTCGCGCCGACGCTGATTCAGACGAGCTACGGCGAGCGGAAAGGGCAAGCGCCTCGAGTCCTTGACCTCGACGAACCTCTCGGCACCGTCGTCGCCGGCGGTGTCAAGCATGGCCTCGTGGAGACGATCATGACGCGCGAGGAAGATGTCGCGGCCTTCCTCGTCCGCAATAACACCGGCATGAACGCGCGCGACCTGAAGGAAGTGATGCCGACCGTCTGCGCGCGCGAGACGATGTCACTCGGCCTGGCACACATCACAAAGTTCAACACCGGCAGCGTCGGCGCTTCCGTCGAGGACCCGCTGCCGACGATCACCGCCGGCGATGGATCGAAGCGGCCCGCCGGAGCCGCGCACGGCCTCGGCGTCGTCACCGCGCACGTGGTGACGCACAACGGGCAGTCGGTCGGCTCGGCTGCCGATGCTCCGGTCCCGACCGTGACAGCGGGCGGCATGGGTCATCAGGGCGTTGTGATCGCGCACATGCTCGACGTGACGCCGTGCCCGGAGATCGAAGGCCGGTGGCACGTCGGAAACGGGTGGGATCTCTGCGTCGACGAGACAGGACTCTCGCACGTGCAGGAGAAGGAGCGCGCGGAGGAACGAGAGCAGGCCGAGCTTGCGGCGGCGATCCACGTCACGCAGTTCAACGGGACATCGGAAGCCGGCGCGCCGGTCGACGAGCCGATGCGCACGGTGACGAGCGGCGGCAACCGCGGCGGCGGGCATCATGGCGTCGCGGCGGTGCACCTCGCGAAGTATTACGGTTCCGATGAGCACGGCCAGGCAGCGGATGAGCCGCTTCATACTGTACCGACCGTCGACCGTTTCGCGCTCGTCGCTGCGTTCCTGCGAAAGTTCGACGTGATCGACGACGACCGCCCGTACGTCACGGTGTCGATCGAGACTGAACCCGGCAAGCACGAGACATTCATCCTCTACGACATCGCCATGCGCATGCTTCAACCGCGCGAGCTGGCGCGCGCGCAGGGGTTCCCCGACAGCTATCAGCTCACCGGCACCAAGTCGCAGCAGGTCGCGCGCATCGGCAATTCGGTCTGCCCGCACGTCGCCGCGGCGATCGTCCGCGCGAATCTCGACAGCGAGGAGGAAGTGTGGAACTGAGACTCGCGGCGCTTCTCGATCACATCCAGAAGGAGCGCGACTTCAACGAAGGGTGGATTTCGCTCCACATGCGCGACGGTCATCCGGCCGCGGCGGAGAGGCGCCGCGCTGTCGTCGCAGAACGTGACGAATGGATTGCCGCCCTCCGCGCCGTCGCCGCGCCGTGGGTTCGCTGCTCGGAACGTCTGCCGGACCGGCCCAACGCCGTCCTCGTCGTCGACGGTGGCGTGACGCGGATCGGTTATTTCGAAGATGGATGGTTCTACGGCAGCGAACCGCTGACGCACGTCACGCATTGGACGCCGCTACCAGCAAAGCCGTCGCCGCAAGAGATCGGCGAGGAAGCACGCAAGCAATGGCCCGAATGGGTGCACGACATCGGAGAGGAGGATGAATCATGAAAGCGTTCCAATACGAATACGGGTCACTCCAACGCGTCGTGCACGAGAACGAGATCGCGCCGGCGCTTGCCGGTGGTAGCGGTGAAGTCGACGGGCCCGCAGCGAACGTGCGCAAAGTTCTCGGACTCGAGCTCAACGAAGCGGTGACGTTTCCGAGCGGTGCCAAGTGGACACGTCTGGCTGATGACACACCGAAATTCACCGCGATCATTTGTCGCGGTCGTGGCTCTGCGAAGCCGTGCAAGTATTGCAGCGCATCGCACACGAAGCTCTGCGACTATCCGGTCACGAGGAACGGCAAATTTGAGACGTGCGATATCCCGATGTGCGACAGATGCACCACGCGCGGTGGCCCGAACGTCGACTATTGCCGTCCGCACGCGAAGATGGTTCGCACGGGCGGTGCGGCGCAGAGGTAGGCGATGGCGCGGAGCTGCTGGAACTGCGGGCACTTCGAAACGGAGCACATCGGTGCGACAGGGCCGTGCATCGTCTGGATCATCGGGCCGCTGGTGAAGGAGCGGCAGTGCTCGTGTCAGATATTCGATCCGATCACGATCGAGCGGTGCGAGAAATGGATTCGCGCCACGTACAACCGAGACTATGCGACGGGGCGGGTGATGTTCTTCCTGCTCGAGGAGTTAAAGCGATGCGTGTAGATCACAAAGACACCGTGCCAGTAATGGCGAACATCGTGCCGTGGAACGAGGCGATCCTCCGCGGCATCCGCACGTTCAAGACGCTGCACTTCAATTGGTCGTATCGCGGGCCGCTCGTGCTCTACAACAGCCACGGCCAGCCTGCCGCGGATGACATCGTCTACGGAGCCACGCACGGCATCAATATCGCCGAGCAGCGCCGCGGGTTCATCGTGGGCGTAGTCGATGTGGTCGACTGCGTCGATGCGCGCCGCGAGGACGGTCATTGGCACGTCGAACTGCGCAATCCGCGCCGCGTTGACCCTCTGCCGTACAAGCCGACGCGCGGATCGATCCGCATCTCGCGCATGCCCAGGACTGCTGCGCCATGGCTCTGAACTGGGCCGGCATTCGTACAGGGCTTGTCGCTTTGCGCGTGAGCGCAGGGATGACGCAGAAGGGCCTCGCCTTGGCGTCTGGCGTCGGCGAGAAGACGATCGGCAGCTATGAGGCCGGCAGCCGCATTAAAACGATGAAGGTCAAGCAACTCGATGCCATCCTCGGCGCGCTCGGCACGAACCTCGTCGACTTTTTCTCCTCCATCGACGAGAGCGCCGCCGCCGAAGAAGAATCGGAGGCGCCGCCACCGAGGCGCCCTGCGCACAATGTGCCGGATGATGATCTCGATGCCGTCGCTTGCGACCTGGCGCGCATGACACGCCCGCAAAGTCTTGCCTATCCGAGCCCGCAGAGTTCTCTCAGCAACCACGCCCGCATCGGCGTGCATCTGTCGCGGCGTCATTCGTCATAGTGTAGAATGGCGCTCATGAGCGGTGCACGGCCATGGGAGTCCATTCGCGAGCAGACGCGCGCCGAGCGGCACGCGCGCGAGGTAGGCGTCAAGTTCGACGAGCAGTTGCACCGATACACGATCGGTGACCGCAAGCTGCTGAACGTCACGACCATCCTGAAGCTCGCCGGCTACTACGACTTCTCGCACATCGATCCGATTTACCGAGACCGCGGCAAGGACGCGCACGCGGCCGTGCACTACTCGATGGATGGCGACCTCGATCGATCGCACCTCGAAACCATCGCCGAAACAGGCGCCTTCGATCTGCGTCCGTACGTTATTGCCGCCGAGAAATTCATCATGGAAAACGATATCGAAATCGTTCATCCGGAGGCGGTCGTGGTTGCCGCGAACATGGGCTTTGCCGGCAAGGTTGATGTGTTCGGGTTCATCCGCCGCATGAAAATCCTGTCCCTCATCGATTGGAAGCTCGGTGATCTCATCGACGCGTACGGCGTGCAGCTTGCCGCCTACAAAATCGGATGGTGGGAGATGACGCGGGCCGCAACCGGGAAGGGCGAGATGGTCGGGAAGCGGTTCTGCGTGCGCCTCCTGCCCGACGCCACCTATCGCGTGCGCGAGTACAAGGACAACCGCAACGACGAACGGCGCTTTCTCAGCGCGCTCGACGTGGTGCAGACGCGCATCGAGTACGGCACGCTCAAGCCCGAGGAGGTATGGCCGGAGGCGCATGCGGCATAACACATCGGCGGCACGAGTTTCCGCGACCAGTGCCGTCGCCAACTTTCAGCGGAATGAAAGGGGTTCAGGTTTGATGAATAAAGTCTTCGCAGCACTTCTCGCCGTCGTGGTTCTGATCGTAGTAGCGGCCGGCATCGTTGCCGCCGTGTGGGTCAGCTATTCGAACACCGAGATTCGTCTTCGCGCGCAGGTCGAGGCGCAGCAGCAATCGAACGAGGCTGTGTTCGACAACACGTGGAAGATCATCGCGCAGCAAGCCGGCGTGTCCTCGCAGTACAAGGACGCCTTCAAAGAGATTTACCCGGCGCTGATGAACGGTCGCTACGGCAACGCCCGCGGCGGCGCGATGATGTCGTGGATCACCGAGCACAATCCCAACTTCGACGCACGGCTCTACGAGAAGGTGATGAATTCGATCGAGGCGCAGCGCACGATTTTCACCACCGAGCAGAAGAAGCTGGTCGACCTCAGCCGTGAGCAGAAGACGCTCCTGGCGACGTTCCCCGGTTCATTCTTCCTGTCCGGACGCACGCCTACCGCCATCACGATCGTCACGTCCTCGAAAACCGAGGCTTCCTTCAAATCGGGCAAGGATGACGATGTCGATCTGTTCAAGCACGATTCCACGCCGGCGCCGAGCACCACTTCTGCCGCCGCCTCACGTTGATCTAGAACAATGGAGAGGAGTGCCGCATGTTGATCTGGTTCGCACTCGTGATCCCCGTGCTGTCGGCCGTCGTCTTGCTGATCTTTTGGCGACGATTCGTGACGTGGTGGGAGCTCGCGATCCCGGTTGCCGCTGCGGCGCTCCTCATCGTCGGTTTCAAAGCCGGCGTCGAGTCATCGCTGACGACGCAGACCGAATACTGGGGCTCGAGCGTTGCGCGCGCGACATATACCGAGCACTGGGATGAAGAGGTTTCGTGCCGCCACTCGTACAACTGCCGGTGCAAAAAAGATAGCAAGGGCAACGAGTCGTGCGACACGTGCTACAGCCACGCGTACGACGTTGACGATCATCCGGAGACGTGGACCGTCGCCGCTACCTCCGGCGAAACCTTTCCGATCGGCAGCGGCGAGTACTCCCGCCTGACGAGGCAGTTCGGGAACCAAGCGTTTCGCGCGCTGCATCACCACAACGTGCACTCGATCAACGGAAACGCCTACGACACCACATGGCCGGGAACGGACGAGACGCTGGAAGCGGTGACCACGGCGCACACGTACGAGAACCGGGTGCAGGCGTCGAACAGCATTTTCCGGTTTCAGGACGTGGACCCGAAAGACGTTGCGACGTATGGGCTCTATCAGCATCCCGGCATCAGCAACTACAGCAGCCCGGCTCTCCTCGGTTTCAATTCGCCGGCGGCCGAACGCGCGCTGCAGGTCATCAATGCGCGCCTCGGCGCGCGCAAACAAGTGCGCGTTTATCTGCTCGTGTTTCGCGACAAGCCGATCGAAGCCGGCGCCCTGCAACAGCGGTATTGGCAGGGCGGGAACAAAAACGAGTTCGTCATGACGGTCGGCATCGACAAGGCCGGTGCCGTTTTGTGGGCGTTCCCGTTCTCCTGGAGCGAACGCGAAGGGCTCAAGATCGATGCGCGCAATCACATCATGGAGCAGCCTCGATTCGATCCCGTCGAATATGCGACGTGGTTGCGCCCGCAGATTCTTCGCCAGTGGCAGCGGAAACGGTTCCGCGATTTCAACTACCTCACCGTTGAGCCTCCGACATGGGCGGTGGTCACGACGTATTTGCTGACCACCATCGTGACGGTCGTCATCGCGTTTTGGATCGTGAGAAACGATTTCGTCGCGCCTGATGAACAACGGCGCCGGCGCGAGGATGCCGCGACCAGGCGACGCCGCTATCCATGGGCGTAGTGAGCACGCATGCGCGCTCATTCGTCATAGCGTAGAATGCATCTATCTCACACATGAAAGGACGTGCATGACTATTTCCAGCGAAACCACCGGTGCTCAAATGGAGATCGTCGTTCCCGAAAAGCTGGCGCACGACGTAAGTGAGCTCGTGCAACGGGCTTCGGAGATCACGATCGCGAGCGACCAGGACTACGCCGCGGCGGCCGCCTTCCTTAATGAGCTCGGCCGCGGCATCACGCAGATCGAGGATTTCTTCAAGCCGCACAAACAGAAGGCGCGCGCCACATGGCAAGGGCTTGTCGACGACGAGAAGGATCGTCTCGCGCCGCTCGAGGCTGCACGGACCATCGTCCGCGACAAAAAGATGAAGCCCTATTACCTCGAGCAGGAACGGCTGCGTGCAGCCGAGAAGAAACGTCTCGAGGAAGTTGCGCTGAAGCAAGCGGAGGAGCGCAAACAGGCCGAGATCGCACAGGCGAAGAAGGAAGCCGAAGAGAAGGCGCGCATCGAGATCGAGGCGGCGAACCAGAAGGCGCAACAGGAGAAGGAAGCGAGCGAGCGCCAGGCGAAAGCAATCGAAGCCGACGCGCTCAAGCGCGCTGATGAGCTATTGGCATCCGGCAAGGCGGATGAGGCGCAACGCGTTCTCGATGACGCGGCCCAACGCCAGCAGAACCTGCGAGATGACGCCGAAGAGACGGCCGAAAGGATTCAGCGCGAGGCTGCCGACGAGGCGGAGCGCGTGACCGCCGAGGGCGAGATCATCGCGCAGGACATCGCATCTACTGCCGTGCATGTGCCGATCGTCAGCATGGCCGCAGCTCCAAAGGCGCGCGGCACGTCGGCCGCCAAAAAGTTCAAGGCAGACCGCGAGACCTACGACAAGCGCAAGGCTGTGGCCTTCATCGCTGCCGAAGTCGCCCGCGGCAACGTGGCGCTCCTGTCCTGGTTCGATCTCAACTTCGCGAAGATTGACCAGAGCGCGGGTCAGATGCAGGAGCTTTTCCCGTCGTTCGAAACGTGCGGCATCAAAGTCGGCGAGGACACCACCATCCGCGGGAGCCGAAAGTAATGAGCGTACTTCTCGCCGCGATCAATCGTGCCCGCCAGGCTCGCGGAAATGACGACAGCGGCATTTTGATCGAGTGCCCCGATGGTTTGGTCGTGGGGGCGACGATCGACGCTCACGGGCGCGAGAGTGGCGGCGAGTTCGTGCCGTGCGGGAGACAGGTGTCCTACCGGGGCGCCTGTCCCCGCTGTGGCAGCCGTAGCTGGGCGCCGGCGGGGCCGGATGAGTCGACGCCTGTCGACCTGAAGGCGAAGCGCGAGGAGCGTGCCGCGCGCAATATTTTGAGGCTCGTGGGGGGCATGGATTGATGATCGTGGAAGGCTCGAGCAACGCTGTGGAAAACCTGCGGAATCTCTCCGGATTTCCCGAGTCGCGCCACTCGGCGCAATCGAGGCTGCGGAAAAATGCGGCCTCGATCCTCAAATTTTCCGCGCTGTTTTCCGCAATTCAAAACCCACCTATCCGACGCAGGGCCATAGCGTTGCCCGAGTTTTCCACAATTCATGCTAACCACTACCACTACCACAAGAAAGAGAGACCTGTATTTCAGATGGAACCGGCGACTGAGCAAACTGCGGAAAACGCACCGCCACCGGTGCCGCGGTGTCGCGGCAAAATCATGAAGCCGTGCGACGATTGCCGCGCGGATTTCTTCGGTCTCGGCACGACGCGCTTCTGCGCCGAATGCCGCTACAAGCCTGGCAACCGCAAGCCGGCTGGGAGGAAACGTTACGTTCCCACGCCTGAGATCGATCGCGTCATCCGGGATGAATTCGCGCCGCACACGCGGGACGGGCGAACAAAGCGCCTGGCGGCGCAACTCGGGTGGAGCGTGGACGCAGTACAGAAGCGCGCCACTGAGCTCGGCCTCACGGTCAGACCGCGCGTCGCATGGGGGGAAAAGGACACGGCTCTGCTGGAAAAGTGGGCTGGTCAGCGGTCGCCGGCGTGGATTGCGGAGAACCTTCGCAAGCGTGGATTTCCGGGCCGCACCCGATCGGCCGTCGTGCAAAAAATCAACAAGCTCGGCCACCTCTCCGCCGTGAAGGAGGGTTACAGCGGAAACGAGTTGATGGTCTGTTTCGGCGTCACCGAGCCGACCGTCAGCGCATGGATTCGAAAAGGCATGCTGAAGGCGCGCGCATCGGAACACCTGCGCGGCCGCCGGCATCCATGGGTGATCGAGGAAGAGGCCATCGTCGATTTCATCCTCAAAAACCCGACAGCATTCCGGCTGCGCGACGTGGATCAGACCTGGTTTCTCGATCTGATCGATGCGTACATGTGCCGCAAAGCGGTGCCGGGGAAAACGTAACGATGGCGCGCATCAACACGCAGTGCCCGGACTGCAAGCGGATGTTTCTCGTCGAGCGAGAGATGTGGCTTGCGATCCAGCGAGGAGACGCTGACGCGCTCGCGCAGACGTGCGGTCGCGGCGATTGCCAGGAGCTCGCGCGGGCGATCGCTGTAGAGCAAACCAAAGCCATCTCATCACCGCGGCGCCGGCGGCAGTCGTTCCCGCCGGAACTGCGTCAGCAAGCGGTCCCGGAGAAGAACACGCAGGCCGCGATTCTCCACTACCTCGCCATTCGCGGGATCTTCGCCTGGCGTCAAAACCAGGGCGCGATGCGGATGGAAAACAAAGCAAACGAGATGGGCCGCAGAAAGCGCCGGGACAGATTCATCAGGTTCGCCGCGGTCGATGGCATCAGCGATATCATCGGCATCTACAAAGGCCGGTTTCTCTCCATCGAAGTAAAAAAGGTCGGCAACAAACCCACGGATCACCAGCGCGATTTTCTGACGCGCGTCGACAAAGAGGGCGGCATCGCAATCGTCGCCTACAGTGTCGACGACGTTGTGAGCGCGCTTGCAGACGTGGATCGAGGAGCACGATGAACGCACGGGATCCGCCGCTGAAAACGAAAACCGAGAACCATGCGGTAACCACCGATCGAGAAACGCAAAGGAGAGTTCATGACAACCACCGACGACGAACCTCTGGCACGCATCGACTTCACGCTGCTCACGCAAACGATCACCGTGAAAGAGGGCGGCCTGACGCTCACGCTGGCCGAGCAACTGGACAACCTGTTCCGCCAGGCGGTCGCGGAAGCGCGCTACCACGGGAAAGAGGCGTCCATCACGCTCGAGCTAAAGTTCAAGCCCGGCAGCGGCAATCAGCTCGACGTTTTCCCCACCACGAAATCGAAGCTGCCGATCGCGAAGCCGAACGCAATTCCGCTGTTCGGCAACGACGCTGGCGATGTGTTCGGCGAAGACCCGGCGCAGCGCCCCATTCCGAAAACCACGCAGTTCCGAACCGTCAGGAATGAACGCAAATGACCGACCTCACTCAAGCAGCCATCCTTCACATTCAGGACACCTCGGCCGCCGCGAAGCGTCAGGCGGTCATCACGCTCAGCGATGGCAGCGGCCGCGTGCTCGTCTACAACGACGGCGAGAAGAAGTACGACGATCTCGCGCGCTACGTCGTGAAGTCGGACACGGTGTCGAACATCGAATCGTTCGCCGACATGGTGATCGCCGAGGCGCAGCGCCGCGGCCAGAAGAATCACGTCGCAGGATCGGTGGAAGGAGACGACGGCTACAACCCGAATTCCGGCGAGTTCATGAACGTCATCTTCACCGAGAGGGGCGCCACGTTCATCGCCGACACCAACGACCGGCGCGATGTTTTCTATTACCAGCGCAAGCCGAGCGTGCACTGGGAGCTTCTGGTCAACGCGCTCGACAAACAGATGGCGCACAAGGCGTTTCTCATCTGGCTCGAGAAGCTGCGCCCGATCATCGGCACCGTGGGCCCGCAAGGACAGTTTCAGCCGGCCTACAACGACATCGCGTCGGCGTTCCGCGCGCTGCGTCTGTCGCAGTCGTCGAAGATGCTCAGCGAGCCGCTCCTCAACGACGGCGGTGCGAAAGGCTCGACGATCGAGTTCAAGCTGGAGGTGCGCGGTCAGGCCGGCGGCGTCGACGTGCAGATCCCGCAACTGATTCCGGTCTCGGTGCAGTTCGCCCGCGGCGACAAGCGGCGCTACGAGTTCGACGTGGCGATCGACATCAACGGCGGCGAGGGCGATCAGCCGATCATCACGCCGTATGCGCCGGCGGTGACCGCGATTCAGGAACAGGCCATCATCGACGAGATGATGGAATTCGACGCGGCCACTCAGCAACTGCCGAAGCTCCTGAACGTCGTCAACTTCTGAACGCACAGCGCATGCGCGGAGCTCGTATACCCAACGCTTTACGCAGGAGATGAGAACCCGTATCGGTGGATAATCGAGTTTTCAGAAGCAATGCGCAAGGCATTCAAAAGCATCGAAAATTTAGCTCTCGAAACGGGTTCTTACGCCAACGCGAAGGAACAAGCCGACCGGAGTTTCAGCCGCATCTGGCGTAACACGTTCGGATGACGGTCGGTCCCATCCCTGGGGAATGAACGGCGTCGGCGAAAGTCGGCGCCGTTTTCATTTGCGCGCTTCATTCGTCGTGACGTAGAATGATCCGCATGGGAAACACAACGATCGAATGGACGTGGCAACGGCTGCCCGGCGGCGGCCTGATCATCGAAGGCAGAACCGTCAACGGATGGAGCGGCTGCACGAAGGTCATCCTTCCGAGCGGCAAACCGGACCCGCAGTGCATGCACTGCTATGCCGAGCGAGAAGAGGACAAACGGCGTGGCCGCTCGCGGTGGGGCCGCGGCAATCCGCGAACGCTGTTCAAGTCGTGGAGCGCCAACATGCGGAAGTGGAATGAGGAGGCGAAGAAGCTCGGCGTGGCGCCGTTCGTCTTCGGTCACTCGCTTTCTGACTGGGCCGATGAGGAAGTTCCCGACGCATGGCGCGACGCCATCATGGATGTCGCAGAAAAGTGCACGAACCTCGTCATGCTCTGGCTCACGAAACGCGTGGAGTACGCGGCGGAATACTGGCACCGCCGATATCCGACTGGGATTCCCGACAATTTCTACTTCGGATTTTCTGCCGGCAACGTAGAAGGCTTTCTGACGCGCGCGAAGTGGGCGTCGATCGTTCCGGCGGCCGTCAAGTTTGTGTCGATCGAGCCGTATGTCGAGCCGTTCGCGGAGCTCCTTCGGATGAACGTGAAGCGCCCCGAAGGATGGGCCGGCGGGTGGCGTCCTCTGGTCGACTGGGTTCTGACCGGCGGCGAAACCGACACCTTCGAACGGATCGCCAGTCGGATCGTGCACAGCTCGCATTACGAGGACGTGATCGACGTGGCGCACGAGGCCGGATTGTGGGGCCATTTCAAACAGTGGGGCAACCTCGCGCCGTTGACGCAAAGCCTCGGCGGCGTGGTGCCTGTGCGTATCGCCGGCGTGACCCGCAGCGGCATCCACATCGTCGACATGCGCATCGAAGGGCGCGCTGTTGAGGGTCCCGACATCGTCAGCGGCCGCGTGACGGTCGAGCAGCTAAAAGAGGCATTCGGCATCGCGCCCGATGATGATCTTGAGATCCACGGCTTTCTCGGCGGACCACAGGGCAAGCACGCGCACGGCCGGATGCTCAATGGTCGCGAGGTGCACGAGCACCCGCCGGCGAGGTTGATCGCCTGATGGCGACGACCCGAGTCACGAGACCGCCGATGCGATATTTCGGCGGGAAATGGGTCATCGCGAAATGGCTCATCAGCAACTTCCCCGATCACCGCGTATACGTCGAGCCGTACGGTGGCGGAGCGTCCGTGCTGTTGCGAAAGCCGCGCGTCTACTCCGAGGTTTACAACGATATCGATGGCGAGATCGTCAACGTGTTCCGCGTGCTCCAGAACCCCGAGAAGGCGGCGCAGCTCCGCAAGCTCCTGCACCTCACCCCGTTCGCACGCGACGAGTTTAAGCTCTCGTTTTCGCCGTTCACGCCGACGAACCTGAAGAAGTTCGGCGACGTCGAGATGGCGCGCCGCACGATCATCCTCTCGCTCATGGGCTTCGGTGCGGACGCGATGCTGCGGCTGTCGACAGGCTTTCGCGCGGTGTCCAACCGCTCCGGCACAACACCGGCGCATGATTGGAGCAACTATCCAGATTGTGTGCCGGCGTTCGTTGAGCGACTGCGTGGCGTCACGATCGAGAACCGCGACGCGTTGGACATCATCCGGCAGCACGACGGGCTCGAGACGCTGTTCTACCTCGACCCGCCATACGTTCATGACACGCGATCGCGCAAGACGAACCGGAAGAGCGGACGCGTCAAGGCACACGGCTACCGGCATGAGATGACCGACGACGACCACCGCGAGCTAGCGGCGCGTTTGATGGAGCTGCGCGGCGCAGTCGCGATCTCCGGTTACCACTGTCCGCTCTACGACGAGCTTTATGGCGAATGGCAGTGCGTCGAGAAGACAACGCATGCGGACGGCGCGCGCGATCGCCTGGAGGCGTTATGGCTGTCGCCGCGGGCGGTCGTGCAGCAGAAGCTCTTGGCGGTGGGTTGAATGAGGATCGGAATCGTCGAACATCGGTGGACGGCGCGTGCATACGACGAAGCCCTGTTCAGCATCGTCTGCAGTGTGCATAAGTGGGCGCTCGGCATCGTCGTGCACACTTGGGGGCTGCGCGTGATTCTAGTCGCGTGGCATGTCTGCCTTCACTGGAAGGGCGAGCGATGATCGTCAGGTCGGCCGAACTTTTTTTCACGCGGATCACGAGGCCGAGGTACGGAAGCCGCTGCCGGCGCGGCGAGCGGCTGTATCGAATGCACGGACTTCGACGGGCGACGCCGATGAAACCAACTATCGCGCGCCTTTTGAACTGCGTGCTCCTCTCTTCGCCATTCACGCGGGCCCTTCGCGTTCGTCCGAATATGGTCAAGTAGATGACGATCACGCGGCCACTGTTCCCGCTCCTCTGGTTCGATGAGATCGCGCTCGACGACGCGAATGCGCTGCTCGCCGCGTGGGAGCACAAGATGGGCGCCGTCGAACGACCGAACGGCTACGCCGTCTGTCACGCCCTCGTGCATCGCAGTGAGCCTGTCGCGGTCACCGTCTCGTCGACGCTCATCCGCCTCAACGCCGGCGCGGGCCTGAAGCACCTGACGCGTGACAACACCGTCGAGTTGTCGCGTCTCTGCGCCTCGCGCTCGGGACTGTGCCGCGTCGCACTTCGCATGTGGCGCGAGTTCGTGTTTCCGAGCTTGGGGTTCAAGCACGCGCTGAGCTACCAGGACGCAGACCTTCACAACGGCGCTACGTACCGCTTTGACGGGTGGGCGCGCGCGCCGCGCATCTCCAGCAGTGGGACCGATCAACGCAGCGGCAAGAAAGGCCGGAGGAAGTGGCTGTGGGTGTGGCCGCCGACCGGCTTGGACGCCTCAAAAATTCAGACCGCGGAGGAATAAAATCATTGACACTCTACCCCCCCCCCCCC